TCTATTCCGTATCTATCGAGCGGCCCAAATACAATGTAAATCTACAAAGCGAGCGACAAAATGCCAATTGAGACGGGTTTTGCGTCATAGTTATTCTGCAGATAGCCCGGGTGGCGAGACTGAATAATTCAAAAAAACAGGCAAGGCTCTAGTTTCTGTCGTTTCTGCTGGTACCAGACACACAGGATTTCGCCCTGATTTTACGATTTGGGCGAGCTATCGGCATATGGTAAGTGGTTGGTACGGCCTGGCTGAGCATGAACCATGGGCCTTGACCGCGACCCATGCGATATGCCGGTGACACTCGGGTTGAGTTGGCCTACGAGCCGTAACTGAGCCAGCCTTCGAGTACGAACAGCCCTGAGCAGGCGGACCGGTCTATCAACGATTAGCTCTCAGCTGGCCTCAGCTCGGGTAGATCGTGCCGTTGGCCTTGAATGCCTTCGGGCAGTTGCTCTCGTTGACCAGCGTTCAAGCCTCAGCAAGCGGCGGGTGCCAATCGGCGGTCACCTCGGTGGCGCCGAGAGATCGTTCATGCGCACGAAAAAACCCCGCGCGACAAGTGCCGGCGGGGCTGAAGTGGCGGCGGCCGTCCAAGCTGCCGGTACAGGTTCGATAGCAGACAGTTGAGAACAAAAAAACCGCCTCGGCCGGAGCCGGGCGGGCTTGCATGGATCAGTGCATAATTCGAGCCGGATTCCGTAAAATCAGCGTGGCGGCGGCCGCTGCCGGTCCGCGACCCAGCCGCCGACGAACAGGCCGATGATGAGGCCGACACCGACCCACATCATGGTCTCGGTCGGATGAGCCCAAAGCATCAGCGCCGCCCTCGAGGCTGGCGCGGGTGATCATCATCCCATCGATCCAGCGTTTCGGTGAGCCGCGCGATCGCCGCGGTCATCTGGTTTGTGTGCTGAGCCTCCTCGGATGCTGTTTCGGCGACGATCGCAGCGGTCAGGCCATTCACCGCCTTGGTGAGATCCGCGAGCGCGATGCTGTCGAACAGAGTGGCACCCGGCGTCACCGCCACATCGCGCGCCACCTCAGGCTTCAGCGCTTCGGCCGCCCGCACCTCCTTCTTGTACCCCCACCACTCCTTCATGAACCCGGTCAGAGGGACCAGAAGCACTCCCAATGCGCCTAGCAGCGCAATGACAACCGCTGGCCATCCATCAAGCTGCTGTGCTGCTGCCGGCACTGGCTCGCCTCCGTTTCCTGAAGCCGAAGGTGTCTTCGGCCGCCATGTCGCCGGCCGCCCGGCCTGACGAGTGCAGCTCGGCGATCGCGAAGACGGTGTAGATGCCAGCGCTGAGGGATAGGGGGGGGAAAGCCAGCGCGAAGCCAAGCGCCATTGCCAGCCAGAAGACGAATCCAAGCAGGCACCCGATGGTCCGAACAAAGGACGTCTCGCGTCCCCTCCGCCCGTTGATGTAGAGGGCGACGACCCGCGACGTGCCGACAGCCAGGGCGATTAGCCCAGCCGACGGCTCACTGACGTAGTGGGTGATGATCCGGTACTGCGGGCCGACGAAGGTGGGCCACGGCATCAGACACGTCAGGCCCACCACCAACATGATCACCGAGAACCAGATCTCGGCCCACCTGGTCTGTCCATAGCGAACGGCCCTTCGGATCCTCGCATCAATCGCCGGGTCCGGATCGTACTGTTTCATGTAGAGCATACGGCACACGGCTGGCGCGGAGATCAGGCGCGCGGCTGCGGGGATCTGGTAGGACAAGGGCTTCTCCTCGATGCTGGGGGCGATCGGGGGAGCCCCGGGAATCAGACGGCGATCAGTGGCTCGCGCAGGCCGAGCGCCACGCGGCGTTGAGCGAGCGCAACCGCCGCCGGGTCCGCGGATCGTCCGTGCGCGCGTACTGCACGGGCGAGGTCATCACCTGACAGAGCCGGGCTGCCGGGACCGCGGGCGCGTCGAGGTCGCAGTGCAGGATCGCGAGCCCGAGGGCGAAGCCGATGCAGGTCACGAGGTCACCTCCGGGACGATGTCGCGGTCGTCGTCCGGCCCGTCCGCCGCGGCGTCGGCGGCCGCGCGCGCCCGGGCCTCCTGCGCCTCGGCTACCAGCGTGGAGGCGTTGGCCTGCTGGGCCGCGCCGAGGTCGCGCTGATCCTGGTCGTGCCGCAGGCTGTCGACCTCCTTCACGATGGCGTCCGAGAACGTCCGCGCGAGGAGGCCGAGCAGCGCGCTCAGCAGGGCTGAGAAGCTGAACACGTCAGCCGACCACAGCCGGGGCCGTGGTGGTCGGGCCGGCGGCGGTCGGCGTCGAGGTGGCGAGCGAGGCGCCATCCTCCACCGGCAGTAGCGCAATGATGTGGTCGCGGATCGCGTTCACGCCGCCGGTCCAGGAGAGCAGCCAGCCTGGGGTGTGCTCGACGACGTAGTTCAGGGCGTTGGCGAGCACCTGGTTGCCGACGTCGAAGCTCAGCGTCTTGTCCTTGGCGGCGCCGGCCACCGTGTTGACGCCGAAGCTGATCGCCTTCTCGACGAGCTGCTGGGTGATCAGGCCCTTCACGACGGCGCCGATCGAGGCCGGCAGCCGGCGCAGGCCCCAGGTGATCGCCGCCATCACGACGGCCGTAACGAGCTCGACCGCCGCCTGGGCGTAGGAGGCGATCCAGGTCCCGAGCGGCACCGTCACCACCGCGGTATCGGTCGCCGGCTGGGCGACGGTAGCTGCGGCCTGGGCGAAGGCCGGATGGATGCCGGCCCCGACGGCGACGACGAGCGCCACGGCGGCGAGCATCAGCCCAGGCGCGCGGCGGGCGGCGCAGATCAGTGCGGCGATCAGTCCCGAGCCGAGCAGGAGCACCATCACGCTGTGGCCCGCGGCGCGGGACAGATCGAACGGCCGGCTGGTCGCGGCCAGGGCTGGAGAGCAGACGCAGGCGAGCGCCAGCGCCGCAGGGATAATGCGGGTCATGTCGAGATCTCGATTGTCAGGGGTGCGCGGCGGGCCCGGCCGGCTCGGGTCGAACTACCGCGGAAACCGCGGAGCTTGGGTCAGGCCTCGCTCACGCCGGCCTTGGCGCCTGCCACCGTGGTCGGCAGCTTCGAGGCGGTCGGGATCGGCACGTCGGACGGCCAGCGGAACGAGGTGATCTCGGACCGCTTGAACGTCGCCACGTTCACCGCGTCGGCCTGGTTGCCGCCGAGCCCGTAGACGTGCGTCTTGTCGGCTCCGACGATGAAGAAGACGTGCCCCTGCCAGGAGCTGTTGCCGCGCTTCTTGGTAGCGATGCAGCCGAGCACGGGCTCCTTCAGACCGATGCCCCAGCCCTCGTAGGACCGGGCGGCGAGGCTGCCGGACGGCTTGTAACCGGAGCGCTCAAGCATGGCCCCGACGAACGCCGCGCACCAGGAGGTCGCGTCGTCCTTGATGCCTGGGAAGCCGGCGTCCTTGAAGTAGGCCACCACCTTCGGGTTGTTCGCCTTGCCGACGCCCTCGTGGGTGCCGATCTCGTGGCTCGCCAATGCTAGCCACGGCGGCATGGCGGGCTCGGCCTTCTGTTGGGTCACGTCGACCGAGCCGAGCGCCTTCTGGGTCAGCGGCCCGGCGATGCCGTCCGCGTGCAGCCCGGCCGCCTTCTGGAAGGCAGTCAGCGCGGCGATCGTCTTCGGGCCCGCATCGCCGTCCGCCCCCGCCTTGCCGAGGTCGTACCCGCGCGCGATCAGAGCCCGCTGGATTTCCTCCACGGTCATGTCGTCCTCACGATGTCGGGGTTGGTATTACGTCAGCGGCCGCGGACCGGCGCGCAGAGCCGCACGGTGCCGGCGCCCTCGATGAACACCGGGACGCACACGCCGCGCGGCTGATGCCGGCGGCTGGCCGCCTCCCCGGGACCGCAGAACACGATCCCGAGGAGGGTTGCGATGGCCAGCGTTCGCATGGCCGAGCGCGTGGATGCTGCCGCTGATATCAGGGCGTCTGGTACGTGCCGTTCAGCGCCAGATAGTTATTATTCGCGACGGGAGAGGTTCCGTCGTAGCGCTTGAAGCTCGCCGTGGATTGACCACCGATAGCAGATCCAGGTATCGAAGCGCCCGTATTCACGATTTCAGTGCCGTTGAACGAGGTAATATCCGACACCGCGAACGGAAGAGAGACTGTGACAGCGCCAGCGGCAGAGCCGATGTTCGGCATGTTGACGTTGGCTCGCCACTCGACCGTCTTGCCGACCTTTCGATAGGCGCCCGTGACGGTCATCGTGGTGGCCGTGCCGCTGGAGAACGTTACGGTCGGCGTGTAGCTCGTCCATCCGCCGCCGAGCGCCGAGGCGTTGATCATGCCGAAGGTCGGCGACAGGTTGTTGCTCTCGGTCACAGCCCCCGAGAAGTCATAGCCCAGCGCATAGCCGGTCGCGGCATTGGAACCCGTCTGAGTGATGCCGTAACGAGCTTTGTTAAAGGTCGACTGGACAGAAGGATTGATGAGGTTAAGCCCGGTCAGCGGGCCTGCTGATGTATCGAGGATGATGGCATCAACCGTACCGGTCGGCTTTAAGTAACCGGGGCTGTCGATTACGAGCCCCGAGATAGTAGCCTGAGGAGATTTTATGATGGCTGCCTCAGCCGCAGGGGTCTTTAAGTTGACATTCGTCATCACCGTGCGGGTGGCGAAGCCATCCAACCACAGAGCGCGGTCGCCAGCGTCGATAGAGACGAGGTTGCTCCAGTTCGAACCACCGGACCCGATGTAGAAAGTCTGCGAACGAGTACCATCGAGGGCAAAGCGAGACTGGCTGAAAGCCGTGGCAATGCCGGTGAGGTTCGAGAACGAGCCCTGCGCGCCCGCACCGATGTCGAGGATGAAGGCACCATACGACCCTACGTCAGTGTGGTCGTCCACGGTGCCGTGCGCACCGGACCCGATATCGATACCGGCGCCGGCCTTATACTGATCCTGACCGCAGGCAAAGGTTCGGATCGTCTGCAGGCTATAGTTTCGTGGCTGGCCCGGAATGGCCTCCCACGACGGACCGCTATTCGGAAGTTGGACGACCGAGATGCAGTTATTGTGTCCATTACGCCCGGTGACGCGCGTCAGGCTGGTGTTATCGGCCTGAACTAGGACGGCTGACCCCGCGATGAGGTTGCCGCCGTAGACGGTCGGGTCGGTGAATCCCTTCGTGTTCGCCTGATGGTCGAAAGCGAAGTTGTCAAACCGCGAGCCTGCTGCGGTCGGCTTGATGTCGAGCAGGGGCGCTCCCGGCGATCCAGCTGGCGCGTCGTACTTCAGCGTCAGGCAATCACCCGGCCCGTCGAACAGGGCTTGCGACGTGACCGTGACCGTCGAGACGAGGCGGACTGTGCCACAGGGCGCCGAGACACGCTTCCTGGAGTTGAGGGCGGCAGTGAGCGCGGCGGTGCTGTCCGCCGCCCCGGTCATGTCGACGCCGTAGTCAATGACCGAGGGGCGCTCGAGGAGCCGGTCCAGAAGCGTTCGGGTAGCGAGACTCGGAAATGCGACGCTCAGACCGGATACATCGCACACCACACCGGGCGCGCACTTGATCGGCCCGAAAGTGGTGATCTGCCCCACGTTGGGCGCGTTCATGTCCGGAGACGGGTAGCGTGCCGCCTTCGACGCATCGAACGCCGAGGCATGGCTGGAGAGCAGCGCCAGGGGCGCCGCGGCGAGGAAACGGGTCCGCATGGCGGGTTCCTTACGACTGAGTCTGCGGGACGAAAGAGATCGTGTCGCCGTTGGACCAGGGCGCACCGGGCGGAAGGCCGTCGGGCGTCGTGGGCAAGGCGGCCTTCACGGCGGCAAGCGCGGCGCCGTTCTGCGCGGTCAGCGCGGCCACGAGAGCGGCGACGCTGAGCGTGGTCGGGGGGATCGGAGGTGCGGCCATGGCTCAGTTGCCCTCGAAGGAGAAGATGTCGCCGGCCGTGCCCACGACCCACACGTCGCTGGCGTCGGCACAGGCGAACGAGGCGCCCTCGCCGGGGGAGAGCGGGTAGCCGTTGCCGGCGCCGTCGTACTGCATGGTCACCCCCGAGGGGCCGACCATGGCGCTGAGCATGTTCGTGGCGTCCGGCTGGGCGTTGGCCACATGCGCCTTGATCGCCACGCCATTCCGAAGCGGATAGGCCGGGAGCTGAACCGCGGTGCCGGTGGTGACGATCTTGACCTGCCCGGTCCGGACGGTGGTCGGGACCGAGGTGGCCACCTTCAGGGCGCCATCGTCATCGACCAGCAGCGCACGCTTCCTGCCGTTGGCGTCGATCGCCGCGATGTGCAGCGGGGCCGTGGTCGGAGCCGAGCCCACCGCCCCGGCGCCGGCCACCGGCTGCGTCACGCCTGACCCGTCCACCGAGAGGCGACCGCTCGACAGCGACGCCGGCAGCCGCGCCCTGATGTCGGTCAGCAGGTTGCCGAGGCCGGTGACCGACAGCAGGAGCCGGGTCAGTTTCGCAACGATGCTACCGGGCGCCGAATCCGCGCCTGGGTCCGTGTCGCCCGGCGCTCCGAGAGCAGTGGCGGACGCGGTCAGCAGGACGTTGCCTGCCGCCTGGAGATCCGCAGTCGAGGCGCCATCTGGCAACCGCGCCAGCGGCACGATCGACGCGGAATCCGGCGGGTCGATCCGCGCGCCGGTGGAGACGTTGAGCCAGAAGCTGGAGACGAGGTCGCCCGCCGTGGCCGAGGTGACCGCGAGGTGATCGAGGACGTCGTCGACGCTGTAGCCGGTGCCGGCCGCGGTCGCGCGATAGGACGACTTCGAGACGACGGTGCCGCCGTCGGTCTCCGGCCGCGCGCCTTCGCCGGGCGGGCTGCTCGGCGCACCGGTGATCGTGGTCCACGAGATCGACCCGGCGCCGTTGTCGAGGCGGATGAAGAACTTGCCCGTGTTGTCGGTCCAGAGCGTCTCGGCCCGCTGGTTGCTCAGCACGCCCAGGATGCTCTGGAGCACCGCCTTGGCGTCATCCTGCTTGGCCGAGGTCGCGACGCCATTCAGGCCGTCGTCCAGGATGCACAGCAGCGGGTCGTTGTCGTTGAAGCCGGAGGTGTTGGCCTTCAGCGTCAGGACCGCGCCGTTGAGCCCCGAGTAGCCGAGCGCCGGCAGGCCGGGGAAATAGAGGAACGTCCCGCTCGGAAGGTGGAAGATCCCCTTCAGGATCCGAATGTCGAACCCGGGCTCACCCGAGAAATCGACGGTCCGGTTCGTGTGATTGAAGGAGTAGGAGACGGCTGCCGGATTGCGCATGGTTCACCTTCAGAGCAGGAGCGCGAAAGCGGCGGCGAGGGTCTCCGCCTGGTTGATCTGCAGGCCCATGTCCTGCCGGATGGCGGCCTCGCGAGCGTCCGTGTAGGAGGCCACGTCCGGCACGCCTCCCATCTCGATGAACACACCGCCGTCCTTGACGATGAGGTCGAGGGTCTGGATCGCCGGGCCCGCGCAGTTGCCGGCGGACAGGGTGATCGGGCCTCGAGCGTAGGTGCGGCGGATGCCCTTCCGCGGGATCCGCACGAAGGACCATTCCAGGGGTTGCCCACACTGGCCGCCGGACTGCCGGAAGCGGCTGGTCTCGGCCGGGGTGAACTGGCGCGAGAACGTCGTGCGGTCCGCGGTGGCCAGCACCTGGAGCCGCTCGGGACCGTTCGCCGCCGTGGTGGCAACCTCGCGGCCCACCGTCAGGACGAACACCTCGCCGGGGTCCATCTGGAGCGGCAGCTTGTTGCCGTCCTCGTCGGTGTACAGGTTGATGAGCAGGTCTAGAGAGTCCCCCGGCACGAGGCCTAGGGAGGCGCAAGCTGCATTCATGGTCTGGCTCCGTCAGGCCTTCGGGGTGATCGCGAGACCGCCCTTGTTCAGCCAGGGCGTCTCGGCATCCGGGGGCGGCTCGGTCGGCAGCATGCCGCTCATCACGCCGGGCTTGGTCATGAGATCGACGACAGCCGCGGCGGCGATCTTCCGCGCCTCCTCGATCACCAAGCGCGCCACCGCCTGCACCATGGCGGCGGTCGCCACGCGCGGGCTGTCTTCATCCACGTCCGGCGTGTCGGCGGTGGGAGCGCCGAGGTCCGGAGCGGCCAGCACCTCCGCGACTTTCGCCGCGGCCGCCGCAACGGCTTCATCCGCCGCGCCGAACGGATACCAGACCACCACCTCGACGAGGTGCGGCTCGAGGCGGGGCGCGATGGCGACCACCGCCGGCAGAGCGGGCATCGGGCTTGCAGCCATCTCAGCACTCCAGGGAGATTGCGCCGGCCAGGAACGGCACCCGCGTGCCGTCGGGCATCAGGAGGCAGATGCGGGTCGGGACCGACCGGCCCGCGACCTCGATCTCCTCGACGCGGGCGGCTGCGATCGGGAACATGACGAAGCCGCTGCGGGGATCGATCGTCAGCGGTGCGTCCGAGAACTGCGTGCGCGTCTCGGCCTCGCTATCCGGCCATTCGATCGTCCACTCGATCGTGACGCCGGGGATCGGCAGCCGCCGCACCTCCTGCGTGCGAGGGTCCCGGCCATGCAGACGCACGCCGAGGAACGGCACGCCGCCACGCGGGAAGCGGAAGTCGTGGTGAGCCGGTTTCATGGCGTGAGCACCGGGGCGCCAGCGTTGTTCCAAGCGGTGCCCGATGTCGGCGGTGGCTCGCTCGGCAAGGCGCCGACGAAGGTCGGGAATCCGGCGTCGAGCGTTGCGGCTGCGACATCCGGGAGCGCGCGTACCCGCTGGAACACCGCGCCGTTCGATGTGAAGGTCTCAGCGCCAGGCGCAGGATCGCCGCCGACCCGCGCGAACAGCCCGCCGCCGCCATCGCCCGCGAACCGTCGGCCGAGCAGCTCGACGACCTGCACGCTCTCGGGGATGGTCGCAGCCGCCGCGTCGCCGCGTGACTCGAAGGTCCGCTTGCTCGGGTTGCCCGCCTCGCTCTCCAGCGCCTGCACCCGGGCGGCGAGGCCGACCACAAGCGCCGTCAGCCGCGCCTCCAGCCCGTCCGGCGGCGGCGCCAAGACGAACGAGCCGGTGACGTCCTCCAGGTTCAGCACCTCGACATCGGTGAGGGCGTCCGGTCCGAAGGTCGCCACCACCGGCACCATGAACCGCGCTCGGGGCGGCGCCACGAAGGCCTCACCGAGCCCGGCCGAGCGCGAGACCAGCGCCTCGCATTCCTGCCGCCCGAACGCGGTGGTGAGGGCCGGATAGGCCTTCACCGCCATCACGCTGCCGAGCACCCGCAATGACTGGTCGAGGAACACGAGGCCGCACACGACCGCATCGCCGCTCGGATCAGCCGGGTTGGCGCGGCGCTGGACCACGTACCGCGCCCGGTAGAGCCGCCCGTCCTCCAGCGGACAAGCCGCGCGCCCGGCCACGATCCCGGCGCCGTCGACGCGCACGACCGGGCCATTCTCGGTCCCGGCCAGCATGGCAGGCGGGATGAGGGGCAGTGCCGCACGGGAGCCCGCCAGAGCCGCGGCCGCCGTCACGAAGGTGTAGCGCACTGGCGCATCGCCCGGGCGCCCCGGGTAGGCGACGAAGTCGAGACGCTGCGCGGCGATGGTGGCCGAGATCCCATCGGTCACCACGCGGATCGCGGCGACCGCGTCAGCCAGAGCCTTCGCCTGCGCGGCGCCCGCGGCGGTCAGATCATCGGTGCTGGCCTTCGTGCTGATCTGCGCTTCCAGATTAGCGACAGCGTCCGTGAGGGCCTTGGCCTGCGCGGTGATCGCCTCCACGCGACCCTTCTGTTCCGCGGCGTCGGCGGCAGTCCTGGCCTGCGTCTCGGCGCGCAATGCGTCGCCCAGGCTATCGCGCAGATCGCTGATCCGCTGGCCGAGATCCTGAGCCGCCGAGGCGATCGCCGCCCCGCGATCCTGCTGCTCCTGCTGGATAGCGGCGACACGGGCATTCGCTTCGCCCGTCACGGCCTGCTGCCGTGCCTGCGACTCGGTCGCCACCGCCGCACCGCGAGCCTGCGCTTCACCCGAGACCGCCTGCCGGCGCGCTGCGACCTCGGCCGAGACCGCAGCCTGCACAACGCCAAGACGCGCCTCGAAATCGGCGATGGCCGCGGCCGCCAAATCGGCAGCGTCGCAGAGTTGATTGATGCTGTTGAGGGTCGCGCCGGTATTCCCGGGCACGGGGCGGTCTACCATGCGGGCCTCGGAGGCTGAAAGGTGGGCGTCAGAACGCTTCGACAAGGTCGATCGCGACGGTGCTGAACCGAGAGAGCTGCTGCTCCATCGCTCCGGTGTCGTCCGAGGCGAGGCGCATCAGGCCGTTGGGGGTGCCGAACTCGACCGGGGTGCCGGCATCCACGTCGACCCGCAGCCACGGGCGGATCACGATGGTGACCGTACCCGCCGGACCCTGGCTGCCGGGATCCGCGAGTTCGCCGTTCGGCAGATCCACGATCGTGTGCAGCCTGCCGCCGATCGAGAGCATCATGCCGTGCTCAAGCACGCCGCCGCGGTTGCGCTGGATGGTCAGCTCTGTGGCGTTCGTCGCGGCCGCCGCGGCGACCTTGAAGTCCAGATCCGGGCGCTGGTCCCCGATGTAGACGTCCGGGCGCTGGGCGGCCCGGCCGTAGGTGATCTTCCCGCCCACCAGGTCGATGTTCCAGGGCGCGCGGGTGTTCTCGCAGGGCCCGACGTTCCAAACGACGCTGCGGCCCAGGGCGATGATCCTCCGCATCGCGAGGCTGGTCTCGCGGGTCATGCAGGGGATCGTGCGCGTCGCCTTCCACCGCGCCGTCGGCGACGCCACCACCTGCTCGTTTCCGAGGAAGGTCTGGCCGCCGGACCGCGTGCCGCCCCGCAGTGACCAGTCCTCCGAGGATGGCACCAGCAGGCTCGGCCAGATGATCGGATCCGCCATGCCGGCCTCAGTTGTAGGTGTCGGGCAGCGGCGGGCGCTGGCCCTCCTCGCCCGGGTCCCATGAGTAGGCCGAGGGATCGAGCGAGATGAGGTCGAGCTTCACGCTGGTGAGCGCGTTCCCGGACATCGCCAGCGTGCCCCGCATGATCGCGAACGTCGTGTTGATGCCGAACGAGGGCAGGTTCAGCGCCACGGTCGGCTCGCCGTATGCCGGCAGGCCGGCGGGCGAGAGGCGCAGCCCGGCGATCCGGAACCGCGGGTTGCCCTTCGCCATGGCGATCTTGGCCAGCCGCCGCGACTGGCTGTGCGACGGCGCGGCGATGAAGCTCTTCTCGGTCTCGATTACGCCCTGGACGGCCTGCGAGCCCAGATCGTCCCAGGGGTCACCCTCGGTCGGCTGGTAGTCCTGGAACGGGTCCGTGTAGGTGTGCTTGATCCGGGTGAAGGTGTTGTAGGCCTCGTCGCCTTCCTCAAGCTGCTCCCACCCGAGGATCATGCTCTCGTCGATGGTAAAGGTCGGCGGCTGCCAGCGCCCACCGCGCACGGCGATGCGGCCATCGGCATCCTGGTAGAGCTCGGCATCGCACGAGGCGAGCAGGCGCCCCAGCACATCCGAGCGCTGCTCGTCGTAGGTGTAGCTCCCCCAGGCACGGTAGCGCGGTTCCGAAGTCGAGCCGTTCGGATCCGGCAGCACGAGCGCAATCGGCTGGTCGCAAACGTTGGCCAGATCGGCGAACGTCTGGAGGTTGATCTCGCCAAGCGCGAGGCCGTAGCCGCTCTCGTGCGTCAGGTAGTCGAGCAGCACGATCGCGGCGTTGTCCGTGTAGGCGTAGCCACCGGTCCGGGGGTCGTAGGACGGCGCGGCCGCCACGAGCAGCCGGACGTCCGGAGCCCCCTCGGGGAAGATCTGGCTGCCCTTCCGCAGCGGCGTGGCCACCACCACCGAGTAGCAGAGCCCGTTGAGCTGCATGCTGGCGTCCCAGTAGGGCAGTTGCAGCAGCGAGGCCGAGGCGGGTTGGTCGGGCGCGCCGACGTGCCCCTCGATGACGACCTTCCCCTGGTAGACCGAGTCCGGAACGATGCCTCCCGGACCGGACGGCAGGCTCGTTTTGATGTCCCCCAGGAAGTACTGGAGGATGGAGATCGGGCCGACGCAGTGGACAGCGCCGCGGTAGAGGATCTTGTTCTCGTCCTGGTACGGCCTCGTGTCCAAAGCGAAGATGACGCCGCCGACCTTCGCCTGCCCGAACACGCGCCGCCGCGGCGCGACCGCCTGCCGGATGGTGATCTGGGCGTCGGCGCGCTTCTCGCTGCCCTGGAGCGCCTGCGCGGCGTACTGCGCCCCGATCAGGCTGGCCGAGATCGCGGCGTAGCCCACCAGCGTCTCGGCGGCCACGCCGGCGATCGTCGTGCCGATCACTGAGCTCAGACCGACCTCGCCGAGGATCGCGATACCGACGGCAGCAGGCATCAGACGGACCAGGCCACGATGGTCGGATACTCGTCCACGGCGAACCCCTCCGGGCTCTTCACGGCCCAGCCGAGCGCGCACCGGATCGCGAACACCGGCCCGACGATGGGATGCGTCACCAGGCCGACGTCGCCGACGCGGGGCGCCCCGGTCACCGAGAAGCCGCAGCCGGCCATGAGCGAGCGGCCCATGGCCTCGAAGCCGCCGAGCCGGATGACATGGCGCATGGCGCCGGCCGCCGTGCTGTAGCGCCCCCGCAAGCTCGCCGCCGGGTCCACGCCGCGCTTGGCCCGGCACCAGTCCGCCATGACGAGCGAGCAATCGCACGAGCCCCAGACGAACGAGGCGCGGGCCATCGCGCGCATGAACGCGATCAGGTCGCCGCTCACGTGTCTTCCTCTGGGATCTCGGGGTTCCAAGGGCGCCTCCGGTTGATCATCTCGGCGATGTCGAACAGGCCGTTGTCGCCGGGGTAGCGGCGCTGCTGGTCGGCGTTGGTCAGATTGCCGAACGGCGGCAGCCCCCGCCGGGAGAACTTGGTCTCGGCGGTGAGCTGCACGGTCCAGGTGTTGGCGTCGGCGGTGTGGATCAGCCGATCCATCACGCCGCGATACAGGGTGTAGAGACCGCCGAGCGGGGTCAGCATCGGGTCGTAGAGCTGCAGGTACACCGCGCAGTCCCGGCCCTTCACCTCCGTCTTGGCGTTCACGACATCGTTCGCGACCTCGGGGCCCACACCCTCCAAGGTGAACGTGACCACCGGGGCGATGCCGCCGACGGCGCTCTCAATGTCGGACACCGCGCCGAGGCCGCCGATGCCCTGCCAGTCGTAGCCACCGGCCCGCAGCGTACCGAAGCCGGCATGAATCCGCTGCGCCGCGGAAGCGAAGTCGAAGAACGCCAGGATCTCGGCGGTGATCGTCGCCCCGCGCAGCGCCGCCGCCCCGGCCGCATCGAAGATGGCCATCGCTCAGCGCCGCCCGTAACGGCGGCTTGCCGTGGCGGTGCGAGCGCTCAGCGTTCGGTTCAGGTCGGCGTCGTAGCGGTTCAGCGCCGCCGTCATCTGCGCGGGAGTGACGCCGTTCGCGGACGTGATGTTGTAGTTCCGCGGGCCGATGGTGATGTTATCGCCGCCGCCCATGCTGCCGCCTGTGATCGGGATCACCTTGCCGTCGGCGTTCGGCACGAACAGCTCGCGCCCCATCTCGCCCACCGTCACGGGTTGGCCGGCCGAGACCGGGCCGCCGTTCGCCCGGAACAGCCCGGCGATGGTGTCGAAGATCCCGACTGACGGGAGGCTGGGCCCCTGCGCGCCCGGGAGCGGCGAGCCGGCCGAGCCGCCGCCACCGCGGAGCGCATTCCCGAATACGCTGCCGAGGAGGCCGCCCGTCGCGTTGCTGCCGGCGCTGGCCAGCGGCGCAGTGCCGAGCAGCCCGGCGAGCGGGCCCGTGCCGGTCAGCAGGCCGGTGAGCAGCGAGCGCTCCAACTGCTTCGAGATATCGGCCAGCACCGAGCCGAACGACTTGCCGTTGATGATCGCGTCGGCGAGGCCGTTCGAGGCGGTCTCGGCGAAGTACCGGGCCGCGTCGGCGGTCTGCCTCAGCGCCTGCTGGGCGTTGTCGGTGGCGTCCTTGTACTTCTGCATGGCCTCGGCCGCGGCGAGCACGCGGGAGCGCTCGTCGTCGTCGAGAGCCGGATCCGTGCGGTTGCCCTTCTTCACCTCCTCGCGCGCCGCCGCCTCGGCCTTGGCAAGCGCCACCGCTTTCTCACGCTCGACGTTCGTCTTGCCGACGTTGTCGAGCTCGGCCTTCGCGGTGTCCCGGGCCTTCTCAAGCTGGTTGATCAGGGTCTCGACCGCGTCGAGGCTCTCAGATCCGCCGCTCTCGCGCGCGCGGGGCGTGCGCAGTGACGGCAGCACCGCCGACCGATCCGGACCCTTCGGGCGCACCTTCACCGTCAGCGGCGCCGGCGGGCCCTGCACGTCCGGCTCGATCACGCCGGTGGCCTTGCCGACCTCCTGGAGGAAGGTCAGCGGGTTGCCCGCGGTGATGATCTTGCCGATGCCCGGGATCGATCCGACGAGGTCGCGGACCTTGCCGACCACCCCGCTGATCGTCGTGTAGAGGTTCGCCGCGATCTGCACGACCCGGGCGATCACGGCCTCCACGCTCAGGAAGGCCTGGTAGGTGTCGAGCACCGCGTTCGAGATGTCGCGCTGAATCGGCGCGAGCGCGGTCGCGAAGGTGTCGGCGATGTCCTTGGCCTTGGCGTCGAGCTGGTTGGCCCGCTCGACCTCGTCCGGGCCGACGATGCGCACGCCGCCCACCGTGGTCGAGGTGCTGTTCAGCGTGTCCCGCAGCTGCGCGGTCAGGTCGACGCCGTTCCGGAGTTGCCGCTCGAAGTCCGCGCCGAAGAACTTGCCGGCGAGGTCGAACGCGGCGAGATCGCGCTGGCTGGCCCGGAGCTTGTCGATCAGGTCGAGGATGGCCTTGATCTTGGCTTCCTGGCTGCCGGCGTTGTCGAAGATGGCCTTGTCCGCCGCGGTCAGATTTCCGGCGCGGACGTTCTGCTCGAGGCGCCCGTCGATGGCCGAGGTGTTCGTGCCTTCCTTCCCCTCGCCGATCCGGATCTCGCTGGCCTCGCGGGCCTTCTGAAGCGCGGCGACGACCTGCTCGACCTTCAGGCCGAACTTGTCCGCGCTGAGCGTGGCGCGCTGAAAGAAGTCCGTGCCGACCCCGACCTTCTCGGCGTCCCTGCCGATCTGCACGTAATCCTGGATGTGCTTGCGGGCCGCCTCGATCGAGGCGCCCACGCTGTCGAACACGAGCTTCGCGGCCTGGAAGCCCAGGAATGCGGCCAGCAGCGTGTTGAGCGAGGGGATCTGCGCCGCCACGCCCGCGATGGTGCTGGTGGTCGCCGTGAGGCTGGCACGCACGCCAGCGCCGGCGGTCTCCGACGCGGCGGCCGCTCCGGTGAACGCGCGGACCACACCCTCCAGCGTCGCCCGGTCCGCGGTCGCGGCGTTGGCCGTGGCCGTTGAGATGTTTCGGACGTCGCGCCCGACCGCTGCCGCTGCGCGCTGCGCATTGTTCGCGAGCCCCTGGAGCGCCGCGCCGAAGCCGTTGCTGTTCGCCGCGCCGCCGGACATGGCCACGCCGATCGAGGTCATGTTGCCCACGATCTGGCCGGCCAGCGTCGCCATCGCGCTCTGAGCGCGCGAGGTGTCCGCGGCAAACGATATGACGAGCGGTTCGGCCAAGTCGGCGATCCTGCTGTGGTCGGGCGGTCAGGCGCGCCCCGCGGCCATCTCTTCGGCCAGCACCGCGATGAACTCGTCCTCGGTGCTGCCCTCGTCGGGCAGGCTGTTGGCGGCGATGAAGGAGTCGATGACGACGTGCCATTCGGCCAGCGTCATCCGGCGGACCTCTTCCGGCGAGAACCCCGCGACCGCCCCGGCGCCGACGAAGACCGAGAGGTCGCCGGGTCGGCTTCGCTCCCCCTCTCGGTCTCGGCTTTTCCCTTGGGTACGCCGTTGACTGCCGCGGCCACGATCTGGCCGGCCAGCGACAGGTAATCCATCAGCGGCTCGTTCTGGTAGCGAAGCACCAGCGCGGAGGCCGAGATGCTGCTCATCCCGCCGCCCTCCAGGCCGAGGCGGATCGTGTCCCAGACCTCGCGGTGGCTGAACGTGTGGCCGGCGATGCGCATGAAGATCGCGCCGATGCCGTGGCCGACCAGCCGCTCCAGTTCGGCCATCTCGCCGAGGCGAAGCTGGAACTTGCACTCGCGCCCGGCGAAGGGCGCGGTGATCATGGTGCGTGAGGTGTCCGCCTCGCTCACGTGCTGGCCCCGTCGTTCCAGGACAGCGGGCCGTCGCCGCGGAACTGCATCGTAAAGCTCACGATGCCGTTGTTCGACTTCGTGATCTCCAGGCTCTCGGCGAACACGAGGCCGGTCCAATTCCCCGCCTCGACGCCGTCCTTCGGGTCCACGCGGAACTGGTAGGGAACGGGTGTCTCGCTCTTGGCGTCCTTGCGGAGCTCGGGAAGGTGATCCGCCGCCACCTGGCCGGCGACGCGGCCGCCCCAGGACCTCGACGACAGGACGCTCTTGCGGTCCGGGATGCCCACGGGGTCGTCGCAGTCCGCGACCGTGGCATCCTCGTACGTGTTGGTGAGCGTGAGGGTGATCGACTGGCCGAGGCAGATGAACGACCACGGACCAGAGGTCCCGGTATCGGACCGATAAGCGCGGAATCGGTTGCCAGGAAGCAGCGCGGGCTCTGCCATGGTCAGTTCTCCTCTGCCGGCAGCGGCCGGGCGATGGTGGTGGTCAGGTCGAAGAAGACCGACTTCGCCTGGAGCGGGTCGATCACGTCCCCGGCCTGGCCGACCACAATGGGCGTGCGCAGGCTGTAGGGCTCGGCGAGCGGCAAGTCGGGCCGCTCAAGCTGGTCGAGCGAGGCCACCATCGCGTCGATGAGCAGCCAGCCCTGATCGCGGTTGAAGGCGGTCGAGACCGCGTAGAGCCGCGCCTGGATCGTCCAGGACTCGCTGCAGTCGAGCACCCTGTTCGAGCGCCGGATCGGGCCGAAGTAAGCGTAGGGCGGCACCGGATCCGTCGGCAGCGGGATGGCCTTGCCGCTGCTCGTCGGCACCTCGTCGTAGATCCGCTTCGCCGCGAGCGCATTGAAGCCCGCGTCGGCCTTCAGCCGGGCCCGGATCGCATCGCGCAGGGCGAGCTCGAACGTGGTCGATGCGGCCATCATAGCCCCTCCTCGCGCGCCGCGGCGCCGATGCTGGCGCCGAGCTCGCTGCTCCAGTCCGACAGCGCCTCGCGGGCCGACCCGTAGAAAAACGGCTGCCCGGGCACGTCGCTCTCCTGCGACTGGCGCACCTGCCGACCCCCCTTGCCGGTGGTGTCGGCGAAGAAGTCCCCGTCCGCGTGCGTGCCGCCGGCATGGTGGCCGGCCTCGACCGCCAGGGCATAGTCGTAGCCGCCGCGGTCGGCGGTGGCCTCGACGACGTAGAAGCCGCCCTCGCGCCGGTACGTGATCCCGTTCAGAAGCAGGCCGGTGTCCAGCGGCACCCGGGACCGCATCAGCTCGACCATCTCCTGCGCTGCGTGCAGGGAGGCCTGGTCGCCCTTCAGCGCCAGCTTCACGGCGTACTTCGCCAGCTGGCCTGAGATCCGGTCGACGCCGACCACGCCGGCGACGGTGTCGATGAAGCGTAGCCCCGACAGCACCCCGGGCGCCCGATCAAAGCCGCGGGCCGCCCCGGTCAGGTCGAGAGCGGCCTGCCCCTGTCCGAGGTAGCCGAAGGTGGCGCCGATATCAGGCATCACTGCCCTCCGAGGTCCGTCGAAATGTTGAGCTGGATCATGCCCGTGCGCCGGTCCGGTAGGCCTGCACCGGTGACGCCGAAGTCCCGGCCCTGGAGCACGATGCGCTCGCCGTTCGTGATGGTGCGCGCCTGAGCGCTGTCTCGGATCGTCAGCGTTCCGGTCTCGACGTTCTGCGCCCGGCCGCCCTCTGCGGCCTCGCGAGCGCTCAGCGGCTTGTAGTTCGCCCAGAGCGACATGGCCGGCGCGTAATCTCCGCGCTGGCCCGTATCCTCGCCCTCGTCATCCGTGATGACCGGCCGCCGCATGACGACGGCGCGCTTGTCGAGCTTGCCGGCGTCCATCAGGACCAGACCCGGAAGGGCTGGACGAGGTTCTCGAATCCGAGCGGAAGTGTCACGGCGCTGCCGACCGGCACGGCCGCGGCCCGGTATTCGTAGAGGTGCGCGAGCAGGAGGAGGGCCGCATGCTTCAGTGCGGCGGGCGCCGCCGCCTCGACCTTGCCGGCGCCGTCGAGAACCGGCTCGCCGTCCTCATCGCGCTTCGAGTATCCGGTTCGATAGCGGATCCGGATGCTGTCGGGCGCGAGGGAGGTCGCCGGCCACGTCCGGCCAGCGGGCGGCAGAAGCAGAGGCGCATTCGCCGGATCCCCGCCGATCTGGCAGCCGGCCAGGACCTGCTGCGCTCCCGTGTCGTCGCGGTAGGTGACGCCGTCGAGGGCGATCACGGGCGGATACGGGAGCGGAATGCCGTGGAGGCCAGCGCTCCACCGTGACCGGTCGCAGCGATCGAACGGCATCAGCCAAGCGTCCGCGCCGAGGCGCAACTCCCAGGTCTGAGGCATGATGGAGCGGCCGAGATTGCCGCTGCCGGCCTCGATCTGCGCCTGCGCGACCGCGATGAGGCCCGTCAGGTACTCGTCATCGTCGGTGTCGTCGGTACGGCGGACCTGACGCTTCGCCTCGTCGAGGGTCAGCAGCGCTGCCGGCGGCACGATCTGAACGCAGTTCATCGGTTCACCGAGGCCGTCAGTCTCGGGTGCGCCGGCCCGTCGCGGCGGGGGCCGCCTTGTTGGCCGGCTCGGCGGCCATCTTGTTCTGCGGCACGGGAGCGGCCTTGGCTTCCGGCTCGTCATGATGCTCGACGAGGCCGTTCGCCTTCAGCTCGGCGGCCCGCCGACGATGCACGCGGAAAGGCGGGCTGCTCTCGTCCTTGTGTCCTTCGGCGCCCTCGAACGGGCGCACGGCGCGGACCAGGACATGGTCGGCCCCGTCTTCGTTCTTTGCCATGACACCCTCGCTCTGCTGGAGAAGCCCGAGAGGCGTACCCCTCGGGCGATCGCGACGCCTTACGGCGTGACGACGAGCTGACCGGTGACGAAGGCCTCGGGCCGGTAGACCGCCAGGGCCAGCCGCTCCTCGGCGCGGATCGTCATCATGTTCTTCTCGAAGTCGTCGACGTTCTCGGTCGACAGCAGAACCTCGATCTCCATGCGGTCGAAGATCTGGGCGGCGATGTCGAAGGCACCGGTGAGGAACCGGTTCTGTGCCTGCGCCTGGGTCGCGACGACCGGCAGGTTCCAGAGGCGGGGCTGCACGCCCTCAGCGGGATCGCCGATGATGTAGCGGCCCTGCGTGTCCTTGGTCAGCTCGATGGTCGCCCAGTCGATCGGGTTCAGGACGAACGCCGAGGCCGGGTACTCGGCCAGGATCACCTGCAGGATGGCGATGCGCAGCCGGTCGATGACGGTCATGTTCGCCACCGCGGCCATGCCGTCCGGGACGGCGAAGGCGGTCGCCTGCGGCTGGAGGCCGAGCAGATTCTGACCGGTGCCGTCACCGTTCAGGAGCTGCACCTCCTCCTTGAAGGTCAGGCCGTAGCGGGCCCGGCCGTCGATGTAGGAGCGCAGCGCCGGCGCATCGTCCATGATCTGGCGCGACGCCTTGAAGATGTGCGCCAGAGTCCGCACCGGCGCGTTCTTCATGTCGAAGGCGAGATCGGACTTGGGCTTCGTCGTGCCCTCGGCCACCATCGCGGCGTTGTTGGTGTAGCCGGTCTCGACCACGTACTCGATGTTGCTCGACGCGGTCTCGCCGGGCAGCAGCAGATCGCGGATCGTCATCCGGCGAACGGGCGGCGTCACGATGCCGGGCTGGCGATCGGCCGGCACGAGCGAGGTGCCCTGGCTGCGGCCGGTGCCGACGGTGGTGTTGGCGCTGGTGATGTCCTTACGGTCCATCTTCACGCGCAGCGACATGCGCGAGGCGCTGGTCATGCCGCCCGCCTTGAACGCCTCGCTCTCGATCACCGCCTGACCGAGCGTGCGCTCGGCGGCCGGCGCTTCCGGCGAGCCGCGACGCGAGAGCTTCTGCTCGACGTCGGTGAGGCGGTCGCTGGCCTCCTGGAGCTTGGTGGCGGTCTCGCCGAACTTGAGCAGCGCCTCGTCGACCTTCTCCTTGGTCGCCTTGGTGAGGTCGCCGTTGGCTTTGACCTCGGCCGAGGCCTTCTCGGCGAAGCCCTTCACCTCGCCGAGGATCCGGGACATCTCGTTCTGGACCTGGGCGAGCGCGGGATCGGTGCCGCCGCCGCCCGCATCCTTGCGGCCGTACTCGCGGTGACCCGGCACGAGCCGGGGGGTGTGCATGTTCATGGGGGTGAGTCCTCAGAACTGGGGAAGGGTGAAGCCGGACAGCGTGCTGTGCAGCGCCTTGACGGCCTCGGGTTCGTTCGCCTGGTCGCCCGCGGACTCACTCCGGAGCAGATGCGCAAGGCCGCGATTGGCGATCACGGCGGCCTTGGTCTTCGAGAAGCCTGCCTCGCGCAGGAACCGCTCGAACTCGTTCAGCGACGGCAGTTCACCGTGCGCGATCTTGGATTTGACAGCATCGATCCGGGCCTCATCGTTCGCCGGGAACGTGACGAGGCTGATCTCGACGAGGTCGACCTTCTGCAGGGTGTGGATGCCGGTCTTCTCGTCGAAGGACGACGCCCGGACGTAATAGCCGATGGACAGGCCCGAGACGGCGCCGGCCTTCATCAGCGCGTAGGATTCGGCAGCCTGCCGGACCGCGTCCTTCAGCAGCGCGCCCTCGACATACAGGCCGGTGTCGTCCTCCTTCAGCGACGAGTAGATCCCGATCGGCTGATCGCTGCGGTGCTGCCACAACACCGGAACCGGCCGGCCCTTCTGCGCGATCTCGACGAGGCTGTCGGCGAACGCGCCCGGGGCGACGACCTCGCCGTAGCTGTCGATCGCACCGAACACCGAGCCGTAGCCGGAGAACGTGCCGTCGTCGTTGACGGCCTTCACCTCGAGACCGAAGTCGCGGATCTTGAGGGAGGCCTTCTTGCGCTCCAGGCGCGCGGCCGTGCCGTGGGTTCGCATGGTCATTGCTCCTGGTGGGACCCGTCCTCGCCCCCGATCGGCTTCTCGTTGGGCTGCACGGCGACCTTGCCCAGCATGTCGATGGGCAGCAGGTTGGACTGGACCGTGTAGGCTTCGCCGCCCTCGTAGGGCGGGAGGTTGTCGAGGCGGCGGGCCTCGTTGCGGTTCATCAGGCCGTTCTGGACGCGCCGGGCGAGAAGGTCGGTTCTCGTCTTGCTGTCGGCGCGCAGCAGGCCCTCGATGTTGAACTCGGCGTAGTAGCGGCCGCGCTCGCCCGGCATGAACAGGCGCAGCAGGATCGCGGCCTCGATCCGGTTCAGCCAGTTGCGCAGGCCCGTCGACAGCCAGCCGAGGTTGATCTGCTCGACGCCCGAGCCCCACATCGTCTGACCCTGCGCCGCGTGCCCGATGAGGATCGGTGGCACCATGAACCAGCGGCAGATCTCCTCGACGTGCCATCGGCGGGTTTCGAGCAGCTGCGCGTCGTCGGGGTTGAGGCTGATCGGCGTGAACTTCATCCCGGCTTCCAGGACGAAGATCCCGCCGGCATTCTGGGAGCCGGCCAGCGGAGCGACGATGTTGTTGCGGAGGTCCTGGCGCTGCTCCTTCTTCAGGACCTGGCTGACCTCAAGGACACCGCTCGGGCGCACGCCGTTCGCGAACAGCCGTCCCGCCGCCTCGTCGGCCGCGATCGATGCCCCGATCGTCTGCCGCGCAAAGGCGATGGGCGAGAGGCCGTTCCCGAATCCGCGGACGTGGAAGACGTCGTCCTCGGACAGGATGCGAACCATCCGCGTGACGGGGTCGTCGTAGCGGTACTGCCACGACCCGTCGTCGAGCCGCCGCGCCGTGGTCCGGTTGAACAGCATCGGGTGGATGGCGACGAGGCGCCCGTTGGCGCTGCGGATCTTCTCCCCGAAGGCGTGCCCGTTCAGGCACAGCGAGATGATGAGCCCCTCGATGAACTCGACCGCAGTGTGTTCGCCGTCGGGGGAGACCCGCAGCAGGGTCGACAGCGGGTGCGAACGCGCCACGACGCGGCTGTCATCGTCCTTGCGCTCGTAGACCACCAGCGGCAGCGTCGCGATCGTCTCGGCGAGCAGCCGGATGCAGGACCACACCGTGGCGACCTGCATCGCGGTCTCAGGCGTGACGACCTTGCCGGAGGCGCTGTCGCCATAGCCGAGGAGGCGCGACCACAGCGGCGCGTCGCGGCCATCGACAACCGACAGCGCTCGCGATTTCGCCTGCAGGCCGACGAGGCGCCGGAGCGCGGTTCCGACGCTCATGCCTGATCACGCCCAGATCGGGTTCTTGAGGAAATCGTCCATGTCGATGCCCTTGGCCTCCGGGTTCATCGCCATCAGCGCCACTGCGTCGAAGGCCGCCATCAGCGGATCGATCTTCGCCGTCCCCGCCGCCTGCTTCGTGATCGTCGTGGCGTTGCCACGGGGCTCGACCTTCGCGTTACCCACGCACCAAGCCATCAGCGGTCGCCCGCCATGCCGGAGCGTGCCGTCGGCCAGCTTTCGCTCGGCCGTCTTGATCGCCCCGGAGAGCTTCCAGCCCTGCGAGATGCCGACGACGCGGTCGCCGTTGACCTCGATTCCGTCCAGCGCGTCGACCACGGCGCCGACCCCGACCGGGTCGAGGCCCACGCGGGCGAGCAAGCCGGCGTCGTCGATCCGCTTCACGATCGCGGCGATGCCCTCAATGTCGTCGCCGAGCCGATCCACGACGGTCAGGTCGCCGTCGCGCTCGAAGTCGAGGAGCCGCGCCGCCTCGGACTTCCTTAGCGTTAGCACCCCGCGGTAGGCCCAGGCGTGCACCCACAGGAGCCAGTGCTTGGTCACCTTGTGCCGGCCAAGCACTGCGAGCCCGAACAGGTCGTCGAGGCCGCCTCCGTCAATGCCGACGCAGACGACCTCCGACTGCTCGAGCAGCTCGTCCAGTGTCAGGCTCGGCTCGGCGGCCGCTTCCCACTTGTCGGCGCCGGCCCAGCGATCTCTGCGCAAGCGCAGCCCGACCTCGACGTTGAAGTGCTGCGAGGCGAGCAGCGCGAGTTGCGCCGGCCCCTCGCGCTCGGCCTTCAGCAACTCGCGCCGGAGGAACCCCTCATCAACCGACCGGCCCAGGTTCGGGTTGACCAGCGGCCACGTCTCGGGAGCCTTCCAGCCATCATCGGCCGCGACGCGCTCCGGCAGCTCGTACAGCACCGGCAGGAGCGGCAGCCGCAGCTTACCGTCCCGCACGTCTCGAGCGTTACGCAACTCGCTCGCGAAGACGCCAGCCGGCGGATCTTTCGACTGGGTCGTGATCTGGATCATGAACCCGTCGGGCCGCGCCGCAAGCGCGCCCCGGATCTCGACGAAGATGTCCGCTGCGTTCGGCTTCTTGGCGAAGACGTGGGTCTCGTCGACCAGGATGCCCGTGCTCTTCGAGCCGGTGATGACGTCGGTGTCGGCCGCCTTCACCTGCATCATCGCGCCGCTGCGCCGGTGCGTGATGGTCCGGATGTGCCGCTGCGGGTGGAAGAGCTTGGCGAGTTCCTTGTCCAAGGCGATCAGGCCAGCCGCCTGCTTGAACGCGATGTCGGCGATCTCCTTCGTCGGCGCGATCAGCAGAAATTCCGCGGCCGGCCGCTCATTCATGATCAGCGCCGTGACCATGATCGAGGCCGCCGACGAGCTCTTCGAGTTCTTCTTCGGCACGAGGAGGAACACCTCCTGGATCATCCGCCGATGGCGCTCGGCGTCGTAGGAGCCAAACAGCGCCCGCACGATCGCGCGGATCCAGTCGCCCGCCGCATTGGCCATGGTCGGTGTGCCGATCACGTCCGGAATGCGCAGCCGGTTGAAGATGCGCTCTGCCTTGTCAGCCTGATCGGCGAACAGCGGCAGATCCGGAACGAGCGGTCGCCGCGCGAGCAACCGCTCCTCCCAGTCCGGACAGGCTGTGTCCCACATCGGTGCCTCAGTTCAGCGACGGGGCCTGGCCCAAGTCGTCACCCCACTCGGTGCCGACGCCCGCGGTCTCGGCCGCCTGCTGCGCCTCGACCTTCTTCCCCAGACGCGCCGGCACGGCTGCTGTCTGCTCCGCCTCTGCCCCACGCTCGGCCGCGACCAGCCGCGTGAGGTCGTGCAGTTCCTTGATCAGGGTGGCGTTGCCGGTCCTGGCCTTCGCGAACATCAGCCCGACCACCTCGCGCCGGCGCCGCGCATGGCCGTGGAGGAGCTCCACGCCGAAGCGCGCGGTCAGGTCCTCCATGGTGCACCCGACTGCCGCTGCGATCACCGCCTGCGGCTCACCGAGCGCGACGAGCTGCTCCACCTCAAGGGCCAGGTCGTTCGGCAGCGCGAGAAGTGAGGCCCTCGAAGCTGACGGCTTCGACGCTCGCTTGAGCCGACCGTTCGCCTCACGCGGGCCAGCCTTCGGCGGCCGACCGCGGCGGCGAGGGCGATTATCCGACATCGAATTTGTGACCGTCTGAAATTAATTCTGCGGATGGGTTGCCATCCGCCTCTGTGCCGAAAGCTTCGCGACTTCCGACCCCCCTACCTCTGGGCTGCTGCGTTCTCTTCCCGCTGCTTGGCCGCGTTGTGGTGGTGAGCGCACAGGCTCTGGAACGGGCCGGCCCAGAAGGCGGCCACATCGCCCCTGTGAGGCGTGACGTGGTCGCAGACGGTGGCGGCTTCAGCCCGTCCATCCTCCGCGAGGCACATGCAGCAGAGCGGCTCTCGGCTCAGCTGCTCGGCTCTGACGGCCCGCCACCGTGACGAGGTGTAGAGCCGATCCACTGGGCTGCTCTGCCTGCGCACCCGGCTGTACGCTTGGTCCGGGGTGAGACCGAGCGGCTGCTCGGCATACCGCAGGCGGGTGTCGAGCGTAGCGATCTTGGGCTTGAGGTTGGTCAGCCGGGGCATCAGCAGATCACCGGGGGTTCGCGCAGAGTCCAGGCTGGCCATGTCGCGCGTGGGCAGCTGGTCCCGACGCTGACACGTGACCCGGTTCCTCCGGCAGGCGCACCCTCCAACGAGCGCTGCTCACAATCCGGCCGTCCACGGGCAGGATAGATTCAGAGCCGGTTCGGTGAGTCAAGCTCGACGTGTGGACAGATCAGGCGACCTCGCCCAACTGGTCAGGCGTGAACTCTACCGGGGTGTGGCGCCCGAATATGCTCACGCCGGCCTTTACGACACCGTTGCTCAGGACCTCCTCGACCTCGGCGAAGAACGACATGAACGGGCCGTTCAAAACCCTGCGCAGTTCGCCGATCTCGAACATCGCCGCATCCTTCCGACGCTTGGCGTAATCGGTCTCGTCGACGCCGGCGATGCGATCGGCCAGGGCCTGGAGCACCTTGCCGGATATCGCGAGCGGCTCGCGGCGCCCGAGGACGTCGATCACGTGCCGGCTGTCGAACAGCGGCTCGGTCCAGCGTGATGCATGCCGCTCCCGGTCGAGACCGACGAACAGGTACGAGGCGAAGAAGATCGCCTGCGTGTCGACCTTGCGGCCACGGCGCACGACGGTGACGCGATAGCGCGGCAGCCAGCATTCCATGGCCAGCTTCTGGAACTCCTCGGCGGCCGCGGCCTCATGCAGTGGCAGGGTATGCACGACGTACCAGGTCAGGCTCTGATCGATCGTCACGTGCTCCCCCTTGATCCGTGGTCCGTTGGTGCCGCGCTTCTTGCCCACGCTACGCTCCAGTCGCGCCCCATCCCGAGCGCGCCGGTTCGCGGTCGGGTCTCACTTGGCCGTTCGCGACATTCGCCACGCTGGCGCCGCCTGGGGTTCGGCCGGTCGCGCCGCTGACGACGTCGAGGTGCACGCGGCACCAGCTCGTCGGCTTGCCGCCGCGCCATGCGACCGGCTCGCCACAGAAGCGGTGCTGCTCAGGCCGGGCGGTGTGCGGGGTGCAGGCGAACTTGCACTGGCCGGCGGTGGTGGCGGCCATGGGCCACGTGCCAAGCGTGTAGGTCGGCGCTGGCACAGCGGCTGTGTCGCTTTTCTCGACCTCATCGGAGGGGGCAGAAGGCGACACCGTCACTGCCGCCTCAGAAGGGCGCGCCGCCTGCATCCCGGTTAGGCCGAGGCGCCGGACGCGCCCAGCGACGGCGCCGCGTGTTACCGCCTTGCCCGTGACCTCGGTCAGAGCCTGGGCGATCTGCTTGAAGCTCTGGCCGTCCTCCAGCCAGAGCCGGCGCAGCAGGACCTCGGCGGCGTCGGCGCTCGTCTGCCCGGCGACCATCACGCGGCCTCCAGCAGAAGCCGGGGCGGGATGCGGCATCCGGGCTGACCCGGCGGCGGTCCGAGCACCGATTCAGACCACGTCCCAGCGTCCTGGTGATACCGCTCCAGCCACTTCCGCAGCGTCGGTTCGGGCCAGCGGCCGGAGGCGCCGAGGTCGACGAGGTCCTCGGCCGGTGTCGGGGCCTCCGGCACGGCGGCGAGGCCCTGAGCGACCCGGCCTTGGCGCTGCACGGCGATGCGCTCGGCGACGGTGTCCGCCAGCAGCGACCACGTCCGAATCGGCACCCGGCGGGCCGCGGCGAGGTCGAGGAGCGCCGGGATGATCTCGGCCTCGAGATCGACGCCCGAGGCGATCAGCCGAGCCATCGGGCTGACGACGAGGTCCTGCACCCAGTCCCGGGGCAGCACCTCGCGGCACCGACGCTCGACCCGGTCGAAGTTCGCTCGGCTGTTCCACGACGGCAGCGCGGCAGCGGCGGCGGGCGCGACGGGTACAGGTTCACAGGCGGCCGCCGGTATATCTTCTTCTTCTCTTCCTTTCCCTTCTACTTCTATTGGTGAACGTAACGGTCCGCGTAACGTCGACGCCACGGTTTCGTGACGTTGCTCGTGACGTACTTCGTTACGTTGATCGTTACGTGCATCGTCACGACCAACGTTACGTGGGGCCGTTTCGTTGATTCCATTCGGTTTTTTGCCCCCGGACGGAGGTGTCTGGTCCGGGTCAGTCTTCGACTGACGGGCCTTGGTCGCCGCAGCGGTTCGCTCGCGCCTGGAATCCTTCGCTTGCGCGGCGCGGATGACGTCCTCGCACAAAACTCGGTGGTAGTACCGATTATCCGAGCACAGGATGAAGCCCCGGAGCGCCATCGCGCGGACCTTCTTCCAGCGCGATCCGGTCCCAGAAAAGGCCGCCAAGAGACGGTCATCGTTGGGCAGCGATCCCGCCGGCCGCTGTCGCCATGCGTGGCCCCAGAGCGCCACCGCAGCCTTGAACTCGTCGCCCGTGGACAGCGCCCAGAGCTCGGAGTGAAACAGCTTGTCGGTGTGCAGGAGGAAGCCGTTGATCCCGTCGACGTCGATGTCGGCGGGCACCAGCGGCGCCGGGAGGTCGGTGCGGTCTGTCATCAGAAGCCCCCTCGGGCGGTCTGGGCGATGGCGGAGTGGGCCACGTCGCACCAGAGGTTCAGGGTGGACGGCGGTCCGGATCGGTTCTTGCCGAGGATCAGCTCGAGGCGGTGCTGGACCTCAGTGAAGCGGTCGGCGAGCTCGGGCGTCGCCTTGGCCTTCAGCTTGCGCTCGACGTAGACGGCCTCGCGGTAGAGCAGCAGGACCGCGTCGGCGTCCTGCTCCAGTTCGCCGGAATCGCGCAGGTCGGCCGGGGTCGGGCGCCGATCCTCGCGCTCCTGCTTCTCGACGCCCCGGTTCAGCTGGGCGAGCAGGACGATGCAGATGTCCTCGGCCTTCGCGAGCTGCTTCAGCGAGCCGGAGATCTCGCCGATCTCAAGGACGCGCTGGCTCTGGTAGCGGTCCGAGACCTTGATGAATTTCAGGTAGTCGATGAACACGACTCCGAGGCGCACGCCCTGCTTGGCGAGCCGCCGCTTCTCGGCCTTCACCCCGAAGGCGATCTGGGGCACCGAGACGCCAGGCTCGCATTCGAGCCGCAGATGGAGCTTCTCGAAGCTCTGCGCGGCCTGCTCGATGCGCCAGGCCTCCTCGTCGTCGAGGCCGACGCCGGCCATGATCTTGCCGAAGGGCAGCGGCCGGTTGTGGACGTAGGAGAGGTCCGAGAGGTAGCGGGCGATCTGCTGATCCCGGGTCACCTCGCACTGGTAGACGAGGACGCCGGCCGTCTTCGCTGCAAGCCGGGACAGCGTCGTCATCGCGACCGTCTTGCCCATGCCCGGACGTCCGGCGAGCAGCCAGAGCTGTCCTCGCTGGAAGCCGCCATTCGTGACGCGGTCGAGCTCGTGAAGCCCCGTCGAGATCGCGGTCGATTCCATCATGCCGGTCCTCAGCTGAGTGATGCGGTCGAGCATCCAGCGCATGGCCTCGGGCGCGGACTGGCCGGCGAGGTGCGCCTGCGGGACGACGGCCCGGACATCGAGCAGCGCCTGCTCAGTCTCGTCGATGATGGTTTGCGCCCCGCCCGGGCCGGCCGTGCGCACCGTCTCGGTGAGCCGCTCGGCCACCGTGAGCAGCGCCCGCTTCGAGGCCAGGTCGCGCACGATCGCCGCGTAGCCGGTGGCGTCGAGGCCCATCGTGTCGGCGGCGCAGTCCGCGAGGTAAGTCAGCGCGGGCTGGTCGCCGATCTGCGGCCGCTGGAGGTAGCCATTCACCGCGATCGGCGACGGCGGGCAGCCGGCGGCCACCAGCGCCTCGATGCAGGCGAACACCTCCTGGTGGTCTTGGAAGTGGAAGTGCTCGGGCCGCACGATCTGCGCGACGGCAGCCACGACCTCGGGCCGCATCATCAGGATGCCGAGCAGAGACCGCTCGACGTCCACGCTGTGCGGCAGCGCGGTTTGATCGACAGGCGGCCGGAAGGCCACGACGTTCTCGTTGTCCCAGCTCATGCAGCGCGCCTCCGGTGGCGGGCCGGAAGCATGTCCTCCGGCAAAATCACCGCGCCCTGGCGGAGGCGCGGCGGGATCTCGGCGCCGTCCGGGTAGAAGCCGCGGCCGTCGAGCGGCTGCTGGATGCCCGGCACGGTGTGGCAGATGAGGTCGAAGCGCTCGGCTGCGGCCAGGACCTGTTCCTGGGTCCCGCGGTAAAGCACCTGCTGCTGGTGGATGATCGCCCAGCGCATGGCGCTACTCCGCTGCTGCGAGGTCGAGGAGGGGCGCGGCCGTCTGCACGGCAAAGCGCGCGCGATCGGTCGGCTTGATCAAGCGCTGCCTGCAGCCAGGAGGGATCCAGAACACTGCCTGCGGGGCGCGCCCGCGCACCCACACGAACCAAGCGTAGGACGTGGCCGTGCCGGCATCCGGATCCCATCGCCCCTTCGTCATCGGAACGCGCTCGACGAAGGGCGCAATCAGCGTCGGCGGACGATCTCGGAACAGGGTCTCGTAGCGCTCGACGCCCTCGACCCAGACCGTGCGCAGCAGCATCGCGACCACCGGGGCCAGCGTCAGCGCGCGCAGTGTAAAGGCGGTGGCCGGGCGGAACGGCGGGTTGGTAATGATGAACTCAGGCGCCATCCCGTCTTCGGGGGACCCGATCGCCGTGCCCTCGTCGAGGAAGTCCTCGACGCGGTAGCCGCGGCCATAGTCGAAGATGTCGGAGCCCCAGCCGCCCCCGCCGAAATACTCCAGCAGCACTTCGAACATGTGGCCCTCGCCACAGGCCGGGTCCCAGCAGGCGCACGTCGATATGGCGCGCTGCAGGTCGAGGTGCGGCAGCACGTGCTCGCACAGCGCGCGGGTGGCCCAGGGCGGCGTCGGGAAGAAGTCGAGGCTGTCCGGCGGCTCGCGCCGCGACGCCATGACGGCGGTGTGGCCGGCTGGGATCATGCCGCCCTCCGCTTCAGCACGCGCGGATCGACGACCGGCGCCGCATTCGGCGCCCAGAGGTTGCAGCCGTACCACCAGAGGGCGCCGGCATCGGCCGCGTCCAGGCTCGGCGGATTCCAGCCGAGCGCCCGACATACGCGGCGCGCCTCTCGCTTGGCGGCCTCGCCCGGCATCTGGCCGTTCCCCAAGAACTGCGCGCGGACGGTCGAGACGTGGACCCGGTGCACCATCACGCCCCGGGCCCGGGCGAAGCCGGTGATGCAGGCCCATAGGCCCTTGGTCACCAGCTCGGAATTGGCGTTCTTCGCGCCGGCCTTGCCAACGAAGATCGGCGCCTCGACGATGATGCGGAAATCGCCGTCCTCGACAGCCTGGCGCTCGAGGTAGAGGCGGTCCGCGATCCAGCCGACCGCTCGGCTCCACGTGTCCTCCCAGTCGTCACCCTCGCGACGAAGCTCGGCGTCGTAGAGGCGCGGCACTGCGCCGGGACGGCCCTCGCCCACGCCGGTGTTGCTGGCGAGGTCGAGGGACAGGATGATGCCGGAATAGGCCACAGGCGCCCGCTCAGTTCAGCTTGCTGAGACCGGCGAGCTTCTCGGCACCGTTTCCGGTCGAGACCGCATCGAGGGCGGCGTCGCGTTGCTTCCGGGTCTGGCGACTGCCCTTGCTGTCGGCGGCCTCCTCGGCGCCGGACAGCGCCGCACTGCCCAGCGGCGTGTCAGCCAGATCACCGAGCGAATGCCGGATCTGGTCGAAGCTCTCGCGGTCGATCAGGTCGAGATCGTCGCGCATTGCCACGAGCTTCCGCTCGGTCGCGCGCGCCTTGATGACGGTCCGGAGCGCCTTCTTCGGGATGTGCCAAGCGTCCTTGGCCTCCTGGTAGACGTCGCCGATGTCCTCGTTGATCACGGCGCATTCCGCCATGTAGGTCATGTGCAGCGACTGCTTCTTCGCAGCGAGCGCCTCGATGCGGTCGACGCACTCCTTCGTGCGCTTCGGGTCGAATCCGTTGCCGTGCTGTGCCGCTGCCATGATCACCTCCAGGTCGCGCGGGCGCGCCCCGCGTGGGCGGGCCTTTCAGCCGGGGAAGAGGGGATTGCGGAGACGGACCTCGTCCGCGATGCAGCCAGCGGCCGCGCGCGCGACGGGCGTGCACTCCTGCTCGAACAGCTCGGCGCGGCAATGCGAGACGTCGCCGTCGAGCGAGACCAGCAGCCAGTCGCCCGTCACCGGTGTGACGTCGCGGCAGAAGCCGTCCGGCACATGCACGTGCGCGACCTCGCCGTCGGCCAGCACCGTGACGCGCCGATGGGTGGCGATCTCGTCGGCCGCGCAGATCCGAAAGGCGGTGACCGGCCGGCTGATGACGTGCGTGGGGGCGAGCAGGTCATCGGTGCTGATGGTGCGCAGTGCCTCGCTCATGGCCGGCGCTCGACGCTGATCAGTCGCTGCCGGTCCTCGTCCACCAGCGAAGGAGACGTTCCCTCTGAACGTCCAGACAGAGCACGAGCCGCGCGCACAGAAGCGCGATCAGCCCCGAGGAGCGGTTCGGCGGCGATCGCGGCATCTTCGAGTTTCCCCCGCTGGCGTTCGATTTCGGCTGCGTAGGCGTTGGCTATCGCCGTGTAGACGTCGGCCCAGATCCGCTTGGGCGCCCGGTAACGCAGCGACCAGAGCGTGCCGTACTCGACGCCATGGCGCCGAGAGAGCCGCCGCATCGCGTTGTCGAGGTCACCAGGGCCACGGCTCTCCCAGCGAAGCAGATCGCTAAGGCGCTCTTTTGATTGGACAACTTCAGCAGTCGCCATTTGCGTATCTCGCAAAAGCTTCTTGCACATCTGCAATCCGACCTATGGTGTCTTGAGGACACCCGAGGAGGCAGACATGAACAGGCAGGAGGATGCGGGACGCCAAACTCTGATCCGCATTTACAGGCGCGCGCACGTCTTCGACTTGGCGGAAGAGCGACGTGTGCGAGCAAAGGGCGACCCCGCGGGGGTTGCTGCGAACAGCGAGACCGCGGGGCGCTCGAGCCGCGCCGGGTCCGACGGCGTGGCGAGCTGAAAGGTCGCCGGGGCTTTCTCGGCCCGTGCCCAGCAAACGGGTTCCGCTCAGGGCGAGTCCACGGACGCCCTGGTCGAGATCGGACGCGCAGGAGCGCGAAGAGAGACGGGCGCTCACACGAGCACCCAGACAAGGCCGCAGCCGATCGCCGTGCCGACCAACGGCACAAAGCCGCGACACCAGAGGAGCGCGGCCAGACCGACGGCGACAGAGGCGACCAATGGGGCGGTGAGGAGCGCCGTCATGCGCCTTCCTCGGAAAGGGCGACGCCACGGCCCCGCGAGGGGGCGACGAGAGCCGGGCGCGCTACATCGGAGGTGCGAACCGGACCGATGGAGCGGTGAATGAGTGAGAAAGACGCGATCGACGTTCTCGCCGAGCAGATGAAAGACCTGTCGATACGAGTAGAGGTACTGCACGCCACCCTAGGCACAGCAATTTCATTTCTCGACGCGAGGCAACGCGACATGATCATCGCTGTAATTTCCCGGCGGCAGCCTTTGTCTCCGGAGTCCGATCCGCGCGGTATAGCTGCGAGGAGCCTCCACGACTTAATTGGGTATCTTGCGATGGAGAGGATAAGTTCGAAGCCTTCGACTCCAGCCGCGCGAAATGATGATTAAAGCGGTCCTGTGCTGACCGCTTCCGATCTGCCTCGCGCTCGGATCTGCCGATCCGCGCGTCGATCCGCCGGTCCAGCCAGCGAGACGGCGCGCGGAGGATGGCCAGGAGGGCGCGCATCAGGCGGCCTCGGTCTCGGCTGGCGCCGGCCGAGGCACATCCGCCGGCCAAATCGCGGCCTCCGGCCAATTATCGGAGAGCCAACGAAAGGCCGCCGCGAGATGTCGCGACCCCACATCGCCGCCGTTGCGCACCAGCCTGAGCCGCTTCCCGTCGTTAAACAGGAGCGTCGACACGCGCGAGTCGGAGAGCCCTCTTGCTTGGCAGAAGGCGTCGACGACAGTCAGCAGGTGGTCGGCCGTGAGCATGACGCAAAACATGCGGGAGATAGCCCGCATATGTCAAGGGTCACTTCCCGCTCTCTCGCCCGTCACCTCGCGGGTATCTTCCCGCGCATGCCGAGAGACATTCGCGAGCGGATCCAGGAGCGCCTGGAAGAGACCGGCAAGTCAAAGCGGGCCGCGAGCCTGGACGGCGGACTTGGCGCCGACGCCATTCGCGACCTGATGCGCCGTCCTGACGATTCGCCGACGCTAGAGACTGTCACGAAGCTGGCGGACGGCCTCCAGACCACTCCGGCATGGCTCGCGTTCGAGGCTGGCCCGAAGACGCTGGGCGGACAACGCGGATCGTCGCTTGTGAATGCGAACCGATCCTTCACGCTGGCCAAGGTCGACGGCCCGGTCGCAGCGGGGATGTTCCTCGCAAAGCCGGCCTTCGACGACGACCTTGGCGAGGTAATCTCGGCGCCCCGTGATCCTGAGTACCCATTTGCCCGCCAAATCGCTTACCGCGTCGAGGGCGATTCGATGGATAGGGCGCAGCCCCGCCCGATCCGACACGGCGACTTCATCATCTGCGCCGCCTGGGAGGATCTCGACCTCGAGGAGCGCGACGGCCAAATCGTCGTCGTTCAGCAAACCCTCGCAAGCGAGCAGCTCCGCGAACGATCCGTGAAAGCGCTCAAGCTGTACAACGATCGCCGTGAGTTTATCCCGATGTCATCCAATCCGGAGCATCGAAGCATCGTCGTTCCCCGCAATTACGCCCCGGAAGACGGGCGCGAAGTCAAAATTATCGCGCTCGTTCGGTACGTTTTCGACAACCAGCCTATTCGATAGACTTCGGATCGTCGCCGGGCTGTCGGAGATATACGACGCCAAGGATCAGCGCCCCTCCCCATCCACATGAGGGGCACGTCGGGTCCATCCGGTCGACAGCCCCCGACTCATAGAAGTCGTGCCCCGTGGCCGGGTCATTCGGTTCGTCGACCATCGAGACGATCTGCGACCGCTCGCGATCGCACTCGCTACAGCGTAGCCGAACGCTGAAGCAGCGCTCCTGCAGGATGGGCCGAGCCGCTGCAGCGGAATGGCTGGTTGGCGGGAACATGAGCGTCATTCGCTTCCTCCGTTGCCGGTGTTCTCATTACGTTCGCAACCTCGGAGCGAGTCAACGACGTGCGGGAATATTCCCGGGTTCTGTGGATAGATGTGTACTGATACCGGTAACATATTGTTTTGAATGGATAATTTCAGACGATACGTTTCGGCCGGGGATCGACGAGATGGCCATAGTGCTGGATCGAGCGTGAGGCGGCGAGCAGAAATAAGGGACATAGCCCGCATAATGACTTGACGCGGGCAATCTCCCGCACTTACCTTGGACTCATCGCCATCGCCGCGATGGAGCGCCGCCTTGCTCGACACCGTCGTCCACTACCTCACCCATTGCTCCTGCTTCGAGTTGATCGTCCTTGATCTGCTCGCCGCCATCACGATCGGCCTTGCGCCGTTCGCCGTGCATCAGGTCGCCGATCACGCGCTTGCCGCCCGCCGCGCGTCGCAGGGCATCCGCTGATGGCCGGCGCGCCCGCTCCCAGCGGCACGCTCGAGGATCGCGTCCGCATCATCCTCTTCGACGTCCTCGCCACCGAGCCGGAGCGGCAGGTGGATGCGGCCTACCTCGTCCAAGACCTCGGCGCGGACAGCCTCGACGCCGTGGAGTTCGGGTTCGAGCTTGAGGAGGCTTTCGAGCTCGGCATGGACGAGCTCGACCTCACATCCGCGCTCACTGTCGGCGACGTCATCGCTGCCGTTCGTCGTGTCGTTGACGCGCGGGCTGTGCCCGCGGAGGCCGCCTGACATGGCCGCCCGCCCTCGCTTCGCCAGCACCGCCCAGGCCATGCGCGCCGCGTCCTCGGTGCGCCGCGCCCTGGCCGCAGCCGGTGGGGCTCCTCGCCTCGGGCATAGCCTCGGCATGCACGCCGTCTCGGTCGCGCAATGGACGTTCTGCCCGACGCAGCACGTCGAGGCGGTCGAGGCTGCATCGGGCGTGTCCCGGCACGATCTGCGACCGGACCTCTACCCTCGCGTCGGCAAGGCTCGCGATCTGAGTCCCGAGCAGGCCGTCGCCGCGCATCTCGCGGCCGGCGATCACTTCGCCCGCACTGGCCGGTGCCTCTCGTCGGAGTCGCGCTGATGGCCGCGCACCTGCACGATCCGAGGATCGCGGTCGACGGGCTGATCCAGCGCGCCGCGCGGGAGCCGTGGGAGCTGAGGCGGTGCGTCCTGCGCCGCTTCGGCAACGCCGACACGCTGACGATCCGAGACGAGGTTCGGATCGCTCTGGGCGACGACACCATCACCGAGGCCGCGGTCGACCGCATCCTGTCCGCGCACCGTGAGGCGCAGCGGCTTTTTCGAGGAGCCGCCTGATGTCGGCTGCTCAGGACATCCCCCGCGAGGAGCGCCTCCGCACCACCACAGGCCTGCGCGGCACGCCCGCGCTGCCCCTGTCCGCCTGGCGCGGCGCCTCGGGGCGCCGGTACGTCGTCGGCGTGCACGACGCCCGGCATGTCGACGTCGACGAGATGGCCGAGGCCGTCGCGATTGGCGTGTCCCGCGACAGCAACGGCATCGCTCAGATGCAGGGCGTCGCCGTCGGGCTGGGCCACGGCGCCGGCGATCAGTGGCTCGGCGAGATGCGGCGGAAGGGCTGCACCGAGATCCACGTCCACCGTCTCGCGGAGAACGCCTCCGCGCGCCGCGAGATCGAAGACGACCTGAACCCGAGCAAGAAGGGGGGCCGCCGATGAGCGCCGCCACGCGCCTCACGCGTGTCGACGGCGTCACGCCCGAGCGCGCGGCGCAGCAGCTCTACGCCGCGGGGCACCGGACGCTCTCGGCCGGGATGCCCGACCGTCAGCTCTCCGTCCTGATTACGCGGGCATTTCGCGGCACGGACGTCCGATACGGCGACGGGCTGAACAGCTCCGCGGCCATGCAGGCGGTCCGCTACCACCTGCAGCGCATCTGCGCCGCCGCGATCGCTGCGCCCTACGACCCCGAGCACATCGAAGCCGTGAATGCCGAGACCGCGCACTTCGCCCGGCAGGCCGGCGGGAGGCGCCAGTGAAGATCGTCCCTCACCTCGCCGGCTTCGTGCCGGGGCCGGGTCTCTATCGGATGCCGGCGGACACTTACCACGCCGACTGCGCGCCAGAGCCCTCGCTGTCATCGTCGATCGCGAAGGTGCTTCTGGAGCAGAGCCCCGAACACGCGGCTCTGGCGCACCCGCGCTTGCGGGCCGAGAAGCCGGATGAGCGCGAGGCCACCCGGCCGCAGGAGATCGGCACCGTCGCGCACAAGCTCATCCTCGGCCAGGGCGCCGAGATCGTGGCGATCAACTTCGACGACTACAAGAAGGCCGACGCCAAGGCTGCGCGCGCCGCCGCCTACGCGGGAGGGCGGGCCCCGATCCTGATGCCCGACCTCGTGACGGCCGAGCGGATCGCCGACCGGGTGCTCGCCCGGTTGCCGCAGATTCCGGGCTGCGAGGGGTTCAGGTCGGCACCGGCCGAGGTCGTGGCCGTCGTGCAGGACCGCTCCGGCGCTTGGCTGCGGACCATGATGGATCGCGTCGAGCTTCACCCAACGCACGCGATCATCTGGGACGTGAAGACGTCGAGCCAAGCGGCGGCGCCGCAGGGACTAGGCCGGCGCCTCGAGCAGATGAGCATGGAGGTCCAGGCCGCGCTCTACGTGCGCGTGCTGGCCACCCTGCTGCCGCACGTCGCCGGGCGGATCCGCTTTCGCTGGATCTTCGTGGAATCCGAGGAGCCGAACGGCCTCTGCGTGGCCGAGGCGGACGGCGTCGCCATGGAGGTCGGCGCCCGGAAGGTCGCGGCCGCGCTCCACCTGTGGAACCGCTGCCGGGCCGCCGACGACTGGCCAGGCTACCCCGCCGAGATTGTGCGCGTCGACTACCCGGAGTGGGCCGAGCGCCGCTGGACCGAGCGCGAGTCCCTCGATCCGCAGCTCGCCCCCGTCTCCTACGACGTCGCGCAGAGCCCCTTCCGTCCCCTCGACATGGGAGACGCCGCGTGAGCTTCACCTTCGCACCTGCCGTCCGCGACCGCGTCGGCCTCGTCATCGGCCTCGCCGGGCCGTCGGGATCCGGCAAGACGCTGTCCGCCCTTAAGATCGCCCGCGGCCTTGCCGGTGGCGACGACAGCCGGATCGCTTTCATCGACACCGAGGGTGGTCGCGGCAAGCACTACGCCCCGGCGCCCGGCGAGGCGCCCGGGCCCGCCCGGTTCGGCTTCCGGCACGGCGACCTGCGCGCCCCGTTCACGCCCGAGGCGTACATCGCTGCGATCGACGCCGCGGACAGCGCCGGCTTCGAGGTGATCGTCATCGACTCGTTCTCGCATTCCTGGGACGGGCCCGGCGGCCTTCAGGATCAGCACGCGGACGCGGTCGACCGGGCCGTCGCGGAGGCCAAGGCCAAGGCGGACGAGAAGGGCTGGCGGTTCGACGAGTTCGCCGCAAGGGACAAGGCGTCGGTCGGCGCGTGGCGGGTGAAGACGCCCTACCGTCGCGTCGTCTCGCGCCTGCTCCAGTGCCGCGCGCACCTCGTGATCTGCATGCGCGCCGACGAGAAGCTCCGCATGGAGACCGTCGAGGAGGAAGGCCGCTACGGGAAGACCTACCGCAAGACGGTCATCACGCAGGCGAAGGATCTGCCCGACGCCGAGCGGTGGGTGCCGATCGTCGAGAAGCGGTTCCCCTACGAGCTGACGACGTCGTTCGTGCTGACGCCGGCCCGCCCGGGCTACCCGGTGCCGATCAAGCTCCAGGAGCAACACCGCGCAGCCGTGCCGCTCGATCGCCCGCTGTCCGAGGAGACCGGCGCAGGACTGGCGGCCTGGGCCCGGGGCGGCGCCGCGCCGGCAGAGCCCGGCACCAAGTCTGCCTCGCAGCAGTCGCGCGGCGGCCGGGACAAGCTCTTCGCCGACGCCCGGGACGCGGCGCGCCAAGGAACGGCGGCGCTCGAGGCCTTCAAGGCGGACCTGCCGGACCGCGCCATTCGAGCCCTCGATAGCATCGCCGCCGAGCTCGACCGCCTCGCCTCCAACGCGAACGCGGCCGACGACGGCTTCCCGGGCGACACGCCGGCCAGCGAGAGGGCTGCCTGATCATGACCCGTACCCCGCAGCAAGCAGCCGCCGAAGCCATCTTCGACGCTTACGAGGCCCGCGGCAGCCTTACCGACGCCGAGCGAGCGATGAAGCCCGCAGAGCTCGCAGCGTCCCGCGCCATCGCCGCAATGGAAGCGGCGGCGCGCGCAGAGGAATCCGCCGATGGCTGGTCCTGGGCCATCGTCGAGGTGATGGGCCATCGCCGTCACGTCGGGCGCGTTCGAGAGGAGGAGCGCTACGGCACGAAGATGCTCCGGGTGGACGTGCCGGTCGATGGCGATCCCGAAGCGAACGGCTGGCGCACGCACTTCTATGCGGGCTCGGCGCTGTTCGGCGAGACACCCTGCACTCGCGAGGCCGTACTAGCGGCCAACAAGCCCTATGAGCGGCCGGCCCTGCTCTCGCACCGCTTACGGGAGATCGAGGACGCGGACCTCGCGGACGACCGCGACGACGGGATGCCGTTTTGATGGCCGCCCTCGACCTCTCGACGATCGATCCGGCGCACCTCGCCCTCGCGGCCGAGACCGCGGCCCGGGTCAACCTCGCGGCCGCCGGGATCCTCGGCGCCTGCCCGGAGCGCTCGACGATGCGGGCTGCCGTCCGGAAGATTGAGCACGGCCAGGCGCTGGCGAGCCTCGCCCGGCTGATCGGCTTCGTGGCCGAGCACTACGAGACCCTGCTGCCGGTGTTCCTGGCGCTCCAAGAGGGCTCGGTCATAGCCGTCGAGGAAGCCGCGCCGACGCGCGCCAGCAGGGACGAGCGGCCCGCGCTCGCCGTGGTGGCGCGATGAGGATCCTCGTCTGCGGAGGCCGCGACCTCAACCCGGCGCTGGTGTGGAACTGGCTTGAGTCGAACGCGACCGAGGAGTGCGCCGACGTGCTCGGCCGCGCCCAGCATGTCCAGATCGAGCACATCATCCAGGGCGGTGCGCCCGGCGCTGATGCGGGCGCCGAGCAGTGGGCCCGGGCCAGCGGCATCCCGGTGACGTGCTTCCGCGCGGACTGGCAGCAGTACGGCCGGCAGGCCGGGCCGCTTCGGAACACCCAGATGATCGCCGAGGGCCGGCCCGACGCGGTGATCGCGTTCCCGGGCGGCGCGGGCACGGCCGACATGGTGCGCAAGGCGCGCGCGGCCGGGCTGCCGGTAGTGGAGGCGCGGATATGAAGACGCTCACTCCGCGCCAGATCACGGTGCTGGCGACGATTCGCGAGGCGGGCGTGTGCCGGATCGCGGTCCGCAAGACGCAGCGCCGCCCAGGCTCGCACGGCCAATTCCGTATGGCGCGGCCGCAGCTTAGCGACGAGCCGACATCCTATCGCGCCGAATGCGGCGGCCGACGCCTGCCGATCCGGACTGTCGTGGCGCTGCTGTGCCGCGGCGAGCTCGTCCCGCTGCGCCGCGGCTGGAGCCTGTGCGTTCGGCTCCGCGCGCGAGATGCGAGCGCCTCCGCCCCCGCGAGCGGCGAGGGAGCGGCGGCATGATGATTGGTATCCAGGCCGATCGAGTCGCGAAATTTTTAGGTCGCCAGCACCTGTTTTTCGAGCGTCCTCACCTGCGTCCAAGCAGAACGCAGATCCATCACCAAAAGCTTTCTCAGTTCCCTATTCGATTTGCTCCAGGCAATTCTTGTCATCACTATCTCACGACGAGATGTCTGGATTTCCTTTGGCGACATTCTGGTCTCGCCACTTCCCTCATCGATCTGGTCCAGACCGGAACGAAATGCGAGGTCGAAATTTTGAAGGGCGACCTCAAGATCGATAGTCGCTTCAATAAATTCGAGCCGAGCTTCAGAGGTTGCAGAAAAGATCGGATGCCGAGCCTCGATCGCTCGATATTCCAGCAGACCTTCATCTATAGCTCTGAGCGATGCTTGTATGAGGTCGCCGACCATTTGACCTACGTCTTCGGGGTGCGCCTCGTCATAAATCTCAATCAATTCACGGACTTTACTTGCATAGCTTTGCAGCCGGTGAAGGAAATCTATTTCATCCTCAAGAGCTTTCGCCAGATCTATCATCGGCTGCCTTGCCGATGCAGATGTTTGACGAAGCATCTGCTTCAGTTGCCCGCGTGCGGGAATAACTGCGATTATCGCCGCGCCGAGCGCGATAATCGAGCCGATGAAAGCTTGATATCGGTTGACCCAAAACTCGAAGCAATTCGGCCGGAGCATTCCGCGGCCATCAGGTTTTGGAACAATAAGCTTCAGCTGCTCGTCAGTGAGCAGATTGTCCGGAACGGGACACATCTGGCCCGGGAGAAGCAACTGGCCCGCAAAGACAGCGAGGCCGATCAGGCACAGAAGCGCGATCGTGCGCCAGACATGATCGGCCCGAACCGGCTCAGCGGTGTCCATGAGTGCCTCCGGCTGCCTCATGGCGTGTGTAGGCATCGGACCGCAAGGCCCGGCTTCTACCCGGGCCTCGCATTGGATTCACAAGCCGCTGCGAGCCAGCGTCCCGCCGATCATAGTCCCATCCTCGCAGATCTGAGAGCGGCGGCATGAACGCGCCCGGACCGATCCTCCGCGGCTCGAAGCAGCACGACCTGTTCGCGCTGACGGCAGAGCGCTTGGTCTACGATGACGCGGTCGAGATGACCCTCGCCTCGCTCCAGGCCTACGGCCCGCTGCACGAGCACTGGGCCATGGCGTGGTCCGGCGGGAAGGACTCGACCGCGACGCTGACCCTGATCGTCCACTTGATCGAGGCCGGCCGGCTCGCGCCGCCGAAGACGCTGACCGTCTACTATGCCGACACCCGCCAGGAGCTGACGCCGCTCGCGATCGCAGCGGCCGACGTCATGGCGCGGCTCGCCCGCTTCCCGTGGATCCGGCTGCGCGTCGTCACCGCGCCGCTCGACCGGCGCTTCCTCGTCTACATCCTCGGCCGGGGCGTGCCGCCGCCCAACAACAACACGCTCCGCTGGTGCACCCGGCAGATCAAGATCGACCCGATGGCGGCCGCGATCGAGGCCGACCTCGCCGGCCTGCCCGAGACCGACACCGTCCTGACGATCACCGGCGTCCGCCAGGGCGAGAGCGCGATCCGCGACAAGCGGATCGAGATGAGCTGCTCGAAGGACGGCGCCGAGTGTGGGCAGGGCTGGTATCAGCAGGTCCTGCCCGACATGAAGGGAGTCCGCGGCCGCCTCGCGACCCTCGCGCCGATCCTGCACTGGCGCGTCTGCAACGTCTGGGACTGGCTGCGGGTCTACGCGCCGATGCGGGCCTATGGCGGCTGGGCGACGGCGATGCTGGCCGACGCTTACGGTGGAGACGAGGCCGAGGAGGCGAACGCACGCACCGGCTGCGTCGGCTGCCCCTTGGCTGCCCGGGACAAGGCGCTGGAGGCGGTCGTCGCCCTGCCGGCGTGGTCGTACCTTGCCCCGCTGCTCGGCCTGCGCCCGATCTACCGCGAGCTGCGGCTCGCCCGGAACCGGCTGCGCCAGCCCGGCGGCGAGACCCGCAAGGACGGGACGCTGGTGCCGAACCAGCAGCGCATGGGCCCGATCACGCTGCCGGCGCGCCTCAACGCGCTCGACCGGATCCTGGCCATCCAGGCAGCCTGCAACGCCGAGGCTGACCGGCTCGGCCGGCCGCACGTCGACCTGCTCAACGCCGAGGAGGATGCGCGCATCCGCGAGCTGATCGCCGCCGGCACCTGGCCGCAGCGGTGGACCGGCAATGAGCCAACCGCGGACGTCCCGCTCGATGCCGTCTTCTCGGACGGCTCTGTGCAGCCGCTGCTCATCGGAGATGAGACATGACGGACTCAGTCGGGCTGCACGTCGTATTCGCGCCAGTACTGCTCGTTGAGCGTGATCGCGCGCTGCAGGATCTGCCGCATATCTCCATCATTCTCGATGTATCCGACGCCAACAACCGGATGGCCGCTCTCCGTCAAGCCAAACTCAAGCGTGACATCTTCAACGTACCTGCCGTTCGGCAAGGTCTTGATCTGCTCGAGGAGCATCGACTCGATCTCGGCCTGGGTCTTGGTTTCGCGGGTCATCAACCACCTCTTCCTGATCCCGCCGTTCTGCACGCAACGGATTGCCGTCGCATGAACGCTGCGCTCACCCCCATCACCGAAGCCGCGGAGTAGCAGCATGGCCGAGTCCAGCACCATGACGCGCGGGGGCGGACGATCAGGCTGTCAACTCAAGCTTTGCGCCCTGAATGGTGACGTATCGATGGGCGCTTTGCTTGAGGCATCGAAACCTAACGCGTCCATCCGAATCCTGATGACTGCTCAAGACAATCAGCTCTTCGCCATCGTCAGTTCGGCGCACGCGACAGCCAGTTCGAACCAGCCAGAGATTTTTGGCGTCGATCATGTCGAGCCTCCACGATGGCGCTTCCCAACGTCGGCGCTCTTTTTATCCGGGCGCCAACAAGCCGATCTTACCAGTGAAACAGCCGCTTAAAAGCCCCCCTCGATACTGATAAATGTGAGTAGCTCGATGGCTGAGGACTTCGCCCGCAGCGGCGGAAAGAGACTGTTCACGACGAGTTCGACCGCAGCCTCCCTAACCGCGCCCGGCAGGGAGGCCTGATCGTGGTTGCCTACAGCTTCAAGAAGCAGTTCGGTCCGCCGATCCTGGCGAACACGAAGACCCAGACCATCCGCGCCGAGCGCCTCGGCCGATCGCGTCATGCCCGCCCAGGTGAGCAGGTCCAGCTCTACACCGGGATGCGGACCCGCCATTGCACGAAGCTCGGCGAGTCGCCCTGCACCGCCGTCTGGCCGATCGAGCTGCACCTGCGCGACGGCATCGTGTTCGCCAACGGCGGCTGGATCCGGACCGAGGAGGATCTCGACGCCTTCGCCCGACAGGACGGTTTCCGCGACTGGGCCGCGATGGTCGCCTTCTGGGCGGCCGAGCATCCGGGCGTCGACGTGTTCGAGGGCGTGTTGATCCGCTGGCAGCCGCTCGCGCCGATCGCCGAGGCAGCAGAATGACCGTGGCGTATTACCAGGCCTGCTGCCCGGCGTTTCGAAGCATTCTCAGGTCCCGGCCTCTATCAGGCCGCGCGCGCATCCTGCGACACCTGCAGGTCGAGCCAAAGATCGAGACCGAGCGGACCCTGCTTGCGCAGCGCAACCCGGCCGCGGCGAACCTCGCCGTCACGAACGAAGGTCAGGTGCTCCGGAATACCACCGGTAGTGATGACGCGGACGTGGGCCGTGGCCTCGGTGGACGAGAGCACCGTGCACGGCACGTCGAAGCTGCCGAGGCGGATCGTAGCCGTCGGGTGCGTGGACGCGTGGACGAAGTGCTTGTTGGCCATGCTGCGTATGTCCTCCATGCGGGAGATACCAGCGTAGGGACTCGATGCTTAACCGTCTGTTGCAGTGCAGCAACGACGGCAGCGGTTGCAGTGGCGAGATCATGACCGCCCGCATCTGCCCAACCTGTCGAACCGCGGCACGCCACATCGCGTGCGAGGCGGGAGACCGCGAGCGCATCCGGCAGCGCCGGGCGCCCAAGATGATGGTCGATTTGAATCGGGCGTGCGACGCCTGGCTGAATGACAAGGGAGTGGACAATGACAAGTCAGGCGAAGCGGCGCCGTGGCATGGTTCTCATGCCCTTGGCCTACCGAGTTGAAGATGCTGCGGCGGCGATCGGCATCAGTCGCTCGACCCTATTCGAGTACATCAAGCACGGACGGATTCCGTCGCGGAAGATCGGCGGCAGCACCGTCATCCGTCACTGCGATCTGGAAGCCTTCCTCGACGGGACGCCGTTCTCGGCCGCAACGAAGGAAGCCCAGAGTTCCATCAGCTGACGGCGCTTCTCAAGAGCGTCGCCGCGTCGGTAGGCGAGCTCGACCTCGTCACCGACCATGTGGGCGAGGGCGGCCTCCATCACCTCGCGCGGGAAATCCGTCTCATCGCCGGCCCAGTCACGGAAGCTGGACCGGAACCCGTGGGTCGTGATGCCTTCGACGCCGGCCCGAAGGTTCAGCCTCTTAAACGCCATGTCTGAAAGCATGTCGCCTCGACCGTTCGCGAAAACGAAGTCGTTGCGGTCGATCACGGCTAGGCGGGGGGCGAGCAGGTCGAGCGCTGCGCGCGACAACGGAACCCTGTGCTGCCGGCCAGCCTTCATGCGCTCCGCCGGCACTGTCCAGACAGCCGAATCCAGATCGACCTCGCTGGCCCGCATGCCGCGGACCTCGCCGGAGCGAGCGGCCGTTAGGATGATGAACTCCAGGGCCCGAGCGGAAGCGGCCACGCGGGTGCGCAGGGCTGCGACAAACGCAGGAACCTCAGCGTAGGGCAGGGCAGGGTGGTGGCCGCGGGACAGCTTGCCGGGCTTCGGTAGCGTGTGCTCCAGGTGCCCCCGCCAGCGCGCCGGATTCTCGCCCTGCCGGTGACCCTCGACCTTCGCTGCATCGAGGATGCGCTCGATCCTGCCTCGAAGCCGGATCGCTGTCTCAGGCTTCTCGCGCCAGATCGGACGCAGCACGGCCAGAACGTCAGAAGTGCTGACCTCGGAGACCGGCTTCTCTTGGAGCCCTGCGGCATAGTTCATCAAACTGGTGCGCCATTGCTGGCGGTGTTTGGCGCTGCGCCAACCGCCGTCATGCTCGTCCATGAAGGCTTCGGCCACTTTGGCGAAGGTCGGCACACTCGGTGTGGGTGCCGGATCGGGGGAGGGCGCTTCGGCCTGTCGAGCCTCAACAGGGTCCTGCCCCTGGGCCACCATCGTCCGGGCACGACTTGCTAATTCGCGGGCTTTCGCGAGGGAGATGGTGCGTAGCGACCCAAGTCCCATTTCACGGCGTCGGCCGGCCAGGCGATAGAGAAAGACCCAGCGCTTTCCGCCGTTCTGGTCGATGACGAGGTAAAGCCCATCTCCGTCGGCGTGGCGGCCCGGCTCGGCGAGCGTCTGAACCGTCCGCGCCGACATTCGGTTGATCGCTCGCGCCATCTACCCCACCATTTACCCCACCAACCCCACCAAGATCGGAACAGATCACGCCGAACCGGTTTGGACCTATGTTCCTATACCACTCGGCAAGAGGTTGATAAAGAAGGGTTTTTTCCCGACGCCATTGGACCTTTGTGGACCGGCCGGGATGGGGGTTCAGTTGACGCTCCCGCATCCATCGCAAGAAGCCGCCAGGTAAGCCGAAGGCGGGGAACGTCGCCCGCGCCAACGGTGGGAAGTCGAAGGTCCGCGCCGCTGTCGAGCACGTCTTCGCCCGTCAAAAGTGGCCGATGGGGCTCTTGTGCGCACCATCGGCTTGGCCCCAGCCGCCGCGAAGATCGGGCTAGCCAACCTCGTCTACAACATGAACCGGGCGGCCTGGCTCAACAGCTCCCGAACGAAGACGGTCTGAGGACCAGGAGCGAGGCGATCCGACCCAGATCAGGCTGGCGACGTAGGTCGCGTCAGATCCTCTAAGCTCGACTTTGGCCATTTGCGGCGCGTCGAGGATGTGAGGTGACGAAGCGGGCGTGACGGATAGGCTGGTGGCGTCCCCGCCAGGAGACACCGCGATGCTTCCCCTGCCCGCCCGCTTCGCCGTGATCATCCTGGCGTTCGCACCGCTGTTCGTCCACCGCTCGTGGCGACACGCCCAGAACCTGCTGGTCGGCGCGATCCTCACGCGGGGGCAGCGCACGATGACAAGCGTCCTGCGCATCATGGGCCGCGCGGCAGGAGCGGCGGTTCGTGAACGTCCACCGCATCTTCAACCGAGCGGCGTGGTGCCCGCGCTCCGGCAGCCGTATCTTGCTCGGGCTCCTCGTCGATGCGTTTGCGCAACGTGGCCCCCTGGTCCTGGGACTGGACGACACGATCGAGCGCCGCCGCGGCAAGCGGATCGCCGCCAAGGGCATCTACCGTGATCCGGTTCGCTCCTCCGACAGCCACTTCGTCAAGGCGAGCGGGCTGCGCTGGATGAGCCTGATGGTGCTCGCCCCGATCCCCTGGGCAGGGCGCGTCTGGGCGTTGCCGTTTCTGACCGCGCTGGTGCCGTCCGAACGCGCCTGTCGTGAACGGGACCGTCGGCACAAGCCGTTGCTCAACGTCGGCGGCCAACTCGCCCTCCAGGCCCGACGCTGGCTGCCGAGGCGCGACCTCGTGGTGGTGGGCGACAGCGACTTCTCGGCCTTGCTGTTCCTCGACGCGATGCGCCGCGCCCGCATCGCGGCGATCACCCGCCTGCGGCGGCTCGACGCAGCACTCTACGATCCCGCCCCGCCGGGCACGATTGGGCGCCCGCGGACCAAGGGCGCGCGACTGCCGACGCTCGCCGCGATCCTCGCGGCCAAGGACACGCGCTGGCACGCGGTCGTGGTGCCCGGCTGGTACGGGGCAGGCGAGCGCACGATCGAGATTGCCTCGGACACCGCGGTGTGGCGGCACGGTGGCTTGCCCGTCGTACCGATCCGTTGGGTCCTCATCCGCGATCCCGAGGCGCGCTTTCCCACCCCAGGCCCTGCTCTGCACAGATCCGACGCGCGAGCCCGCGCAGATCGTAGGGTGGTTTGTGCGGCGCTGGACCATCGAGGTCACTTTCCAGGAAGCGCATGCCCATCTCGGGGTCGAGACGCAGCGTCAGTGGTCTGA